GATGATCAGAAAATGTTGGTCCAGGAACGATGTTGTTTTTGAGTGATTCTGCCTTCTGCTAACATGTTGTCACAAACTCTAGCGAAGACTTGAAACTTTTCTTCCCTTGTTAGTTTGTGAGCACGAGCAGTTGTCTTTACCACTCTGAGGAGTTGTGTTTTAGTAATCAAAAGTGTGCCTCAGAAGTGTCAAGATTGTCAGACCATTTTGCTATCGCATCATAGCATTTTTTGTAGTCAACAAATTCATAAGAAAAGTTGTCGAGAAAGTGAAAAGAATAGTTGATGCGATTCTCAGGGATCGCTAGATGACGGTCGATGGCGCGGGTCATGTGGTGTTCCCTTGACTACCTTTATAGAATACAGGAAAACCGACCCATTTCAACCGATAGTGGACAGTTCCTCAGGTGTCACACCCCAACCGCAACGAGCATCCGTCTTGGTTTTATATGGACCATAAACATCATATGATCCGTCATCAAATTCCATTGACATATACCAACCAATTTCATCCAAACCATCATCATCATAAAAGTCTTCTTCATCAATGTAAAAAACCTGTGTGTTTGTGATGATTGACATGGCAGCAGGTGCGATGGAATCTCCGTACATATTTAGCAGATAGTATCAACGAACATAGAGATAACCACCTGCCCAGTCAGCATTTTCAAGCAACCACTCACGATCACTCATGATGCAAAGGTTGAAGCGAACGTGCTTAGCAGGTGCTTTGAATGATGCTGCTTTGTACAGATCACCAGTCTTCTTATCTACGAAAGCATGAACACTACGAGAGGGAGGACGATTGTTGTTAGGAACCTCCATGATGATTTTGTGATACTTACGTCCGCTCTCGATCACGAACTTGTACACAGGTGCCTCATACTTACCAGCAATCGTGCCCTTGTTACGGGACTTGAAGTTATCTTCAAGAGCATCACACAGCATCAAAGTGTACTTACGCACATTCAATTCAATTGTGTTCCGTGCATCGCGTTGAGCAGCAAACTCAGCAAGGGTTTGAGTCATGTCTTTGTCTGAACTTTGTTCAGTATAAGATGGAAAGGGCGGTACGGGGCAAATAGTGGACAGCATGGCAACTGTCACTTGATCACCTCCCAATTCGGATCGTTTGCTTTCTGCATCCAAAAATTGTAACGTCCGGAGATAGACGTGAGGAACATTTTTCCGTTGTCACTCTCTTGTTCTACGCGACAAGAGTGAAGACAATCCATAGCATTGGCGAAACGATTCTTCGCCTTGATACTCTTGGGTTGAACACAAATGAATTTTGTTTTCATTTTTTGGTGCGTGGTTTACGTTTGGGTTTGGTCTTCTCCGGAAACATTGATTCCAGAGTGTAGTCTTTCTTCTTCAGTTTATACCGTTCAATGTGTTTTTTGGCGTGTTCTTCACATTGAAACCATGCCAAGTTTAATCCATTTTTCTTAGGAGCAAACCGCCATGGAAATCCTGGGAAAGGAAACTTATCCTCACTCGTAACCGTTGTATTCTTCTTCATGCCACATCTGCTGCAGTTTAGTGTAACGTTCGTCTTCAGTCTCCTCCCCGGTGATGTCAAAAATCTCACCAGGCATGTCCATGATCTCTTCCCACATAGTTCGGATCCTGTTGATTACTTTGTAATAATATCCCATTCAAACCCCCATGGCACATTTAGTAGACAGCCTGCAAAGTGTCATATGATCTTTAGTTTTGCGCCACATTGTCGGAATAACATATAAAAATGCCACAACACAGATACTTCAAACTCATGAAAAGTTAGATCTTCCTCAGTATTATCTCTGATGTAAGTATTCTCCTTATTGATCACCAACGTAGGCAATGTGGGATGTTGATATGGACAAACCAACAGTTTATGCGAATGTCTTACATCCAGACTCTCCAATCCTTTGGTGATAGGTGAGTCCAACCTAGTGGTGATTCCAATCACAAAGTCTGCCTGATTGACGGCATATTTGATCCACTTGTCATGCCAATCACCATCAGATCCACATGCTGTGAGATGAACTGCATCAGGTGCAAATGCAAACTTACCCAAATATCTGGACAAGTCACTTGCTGCGTGTTGTGCGATTGCCAAGTTTCCACCATTACCAACGATGGCGATTGCACGGGACATTTTGATATGTTCTACCGCACGATCAGTTTCAGTCTTGAACTTGTTTGAAGAAGTCATTGGAATTGATTGCTTTGTCGTCAATGTAAATGTCTCCGGAATACTTACCTAAGAACAGTTTGGTGTATTTGCAACCCCATGATAGTAACTGATCCTCTGTAAGTTTACCATATTTGGCATCGGCTTGGTTGATAGTTTGTTCATCAAATCTACCATCTGGGTTTGTCTTCGGCCCCATGCCTCTTGCAGTCATGTAGATGATCTCATGACCGTTATCGTATAGATTATTTAACATATCAATGCGATCATAATAAACTTCACCAGAACCAAAATTAGGTCCATCGATATGCTCACAGATTGTTCCGTCTATATCAACAATATATCTCATAAGTTTGACTCTACAGTAACAACATCGGTTGGGCGGTCAACGGCGTGGGTCCGACTGGGTAGTTCATAGGGGACGACAGGAACGATACCAATAAAAGCGAAAGTATCAAGACCTCTCCATGCTTCTACCAGTCTTGTATCATATAAGTCGAAATTGCTGATGGTTTCGTTGTCATAAACATAAATTCCTGCAATTCCACAGAGATTCTCAGTGATAACCTCAGGATTACGAGTAAGATAGATGATTTTTCCGTTGTTTACAACTGCCTTTACGCAATCCTCATCATAGAGATCATCTTGACTGATGGGATAAGTTGCCTGAACCATCTGATGACCATACGATCGTTTGATCATGTCGTCGATCAACTCAGGATCAACACATGGTTCATCACCTTGCAAATTCAAAATATAATCTGAGTCTAAAGATTTGGCAACTTCACATACTCTATGAGTGCATGTTGGATGTTTACCAGTCATGACTGATTTGTATCCGTTACGTTCTACAATATCAGCAATTTCTTTGTCTTCAGTTGCTACCAGAATCTCATTTACAGATGTCTGTGCAGCAATGTCACACACTCTCAGGATTAGTTCTCTTCCTCTGATTTTCACCAGTGGTTTACCAGGAAACCTGCTAGAACTCATCCGTGACGGTATCACACAAGTGACATTTTTCACAGTCTTGACTCCATCTCCTTAATCATATCAGAGACTACAACATTATGATATTTGGAACATTTGAAGTGCATCCTCTTGATCGCCTCATCTTTTGAAAGAAACTTAGCAGACTCGGGTAGATATTGAAAATCTATGGTTCCAACATCATTAGAATACATGTAGTCCTCACACGTTCTATTTGATTTAAGAGTTTTAACTGTAGAGACAATGTTGAGTTTCAACAATGAATTAAACAAATCCTCAGGTAGTTCCCACTTATGTGGCGATAAGAATATCTTTACCAGTTGATCCATGATGAGTGGATTGCTTGAATTATTTCTCCACAGATGTTCAAACTCACCATGAATAGGTTCTAATTTGGCATATGTATCTACAACATGTGCGGGGTCTTCCTTGTATGGATGACCCACATCATATGGAATTACATTTGCTCCATTATGATAAGCGTATAATACTGCGGAGGAGAACATGGATAGACACACATTCTTATGGATCGACAACAGGAACGCCAATCCCAATTGAAACTCCTCTGCTTCAGCAGCATCAGCAATCGATGTCACATTAAGAGGAATATCTGCAAGTTTGAAGAATGTGGTCCAGATCTCTCTTTGTTCCGCTGGTGCTAACAACAAAACTGGTGGTTCCAATCGACCGATGAACTTAAAGAATTTCTCAAACTTAAAGTTGTCGAAATCAAGTTCTGAGGCAATATCCCACTTTGGCAATACAACTAAACTACCGCGACGTGTTCTCTCAGGAACAAAGGCATCAGCATAAAGATATGGAGAACATCCGAAATGCATGTGCTCCTTGGGTTTGGTTGATTTATTGTAGAGATACTCACTCCAAACATATGTTGCACCACAAAAGTGATCAGTATAATACTCTCTTCTACCGAAAGTTTCACATTGCAATCCAGGAATAAAGTTGTAATCTAAGTTTACTGGCGCATCACACCAATAGTTTAAGATTTCTTTAGTGCCAAATCTACTCATATGTAATCAACCTCACCAGAAAGTTTCTCCAGTTCGATGGCGGAGATCAGATCTTTGTCAAACATGACCTTCAACAGACGATCAAACTTTCTGGAAATGTTTTTCACATCATAGAAATCTTCACCGTCCCAACCAGTATTAAACTTCCATTCACCATCAGTGTAGAAATACTTTCTAGGAGACCATTGACGTGGTAACACATCACCAACGTCCACAACTTTCAACTTTTCTGGCATCTCTGCCATGTTGTAGGAGATCTCACCAATCTTTACTTCTTCATCTGAAACAACATCAATAGGAATGAAATCAGGAACAATGAATAGACTCAAGTCACTTTCATTCAGAATTGTCTTCATCTTGTTTTTTATTTGTTCTAATCATGTTAGTATCTATATCATACAGAGAGATGACATTATCGGCAACATCCTCCCATCGGATGACAACATTACATGCCATGCCTGATACTGTTTCGCCTATCAAAGTGACCGTCATATATGTCTCACAGATAAAATTGACTCTACCATGTTTCCAAGAGTCACCACAACTGAATAAAACTGGATCACCATGATTGTACTTCATCGGCGGACAACAGAAACGGCAGGTTCACCTTTGTGGAAGACAGTATCAACAACTGCCTGAACACTTCTAGAGGTGGAGATACCCACTTTATCATAGACAGGCACACAAATCAACCCAAATGTTTTCTGTCTGTCACCAAGACGAATCACACGACCAATAGACTGTGAGATACCAATGTAGTCCATGTTACGCATGAACAACACGGCCTCCAGTCCCTTGACATTGATACCCTCAGACAGAATAGAGTGGTGGATGACAACAAACTTTTTGTCAGACTGTTGACCCCAGGCATTCAACGTGTTGAAGAAAGTCTCACGATCAACCTTCTGTCCGTCGATGATTGCACCGGTCTTAGATGTAATCACCATCCAAGAATAACCACGTTGAGAGATGTCCATGCAGAACGTGGAGTTGTTCATCAGATTGACAATCTGTTTGGTAGAACGAGCAGCAATCAGGATTTTGCTGAGAGAGTTGTCGTCAATAGTCTCCAAGAGATTCTGACAATCAGTGAGTCGATCGTCTCCGGTAGGCAACTCTTTGATGACAACCTTAGGAGGGAGAATGTAACCCTCATCCACAAGTTGCGGAGCAGGAACATTACAAATCACCTGACCATATACTTCAGAATCATTCATTCCTGGTTTGAATACGGTCAGAGAATGTTTAGGTGTAGCGGTGTAGAAATAGCAACGATCAGCATCACCAGAGAAGAACTCAGTCGCGGGAAAAAAGTTACGTTGAACACTGTTATGTGCTTCGTCAAAGTATATTGTGTTGACCTCAATGTCGGCTTCCATCACACGATGAAGAGAATGATATGTGGTGAAGATGATGACATTCTCACCAACACTGCGAGCACAGTTAGCATAGAGATGAATCTTTTCAGCGTTAGTGGTGCTAGTGAAGTGAGTCTCACCACTGTGGACGTGCATCACATGCAGATATGGGTCACTGTTGTTAGGATCAATGACCTCCATAAATTCGTTACACAGTTGTTCTGCCAACAAAATACGGGGAGCAACCACAACTGTGGTAGTGCCGTTGTTGATAACATCAAGACGGCGTTGAGTATCAACAATCATGGTCAAAGTTTTACCACCACCAGTAGGCACAATGATCTGACCCTTTTCGTGGACCAGCATGGCGTCACAGGCGCGGTTCTGATGCGGTCGAAGGGTGATGGTCATGGAACTCCGTCAGTCCTTATATATTACACAAAAAAAGGGGGTCTGGCGACCCCCTAGGACACTCATACACCTGGCACAGGGTTCCTCCCCAGACTCAGGTTGTCTCCACCCTCCTGAACCACGCAATTCTCCTGATCGGTGGCACCTCCATCAGCATATGGTTTAGCGTGTCCACCGTGATACTCACCAGGATCAAACAATTTGCCACGTTTGATTGGTTTTCCCTCAGGAGTTACCCAGTTCTGAGCAACAGAGGCAATGAACTTCTCATCCTTAGTAAAGTTTCGACGTGAATCTGTAAGAGTGCAATACTTTGTCGGATCCCACAATTTAGAGATGATCTCTTTACGAAGACGGTTGAAGTTTGCTTCACGCGAACGGAGCAATTCCTTGTAAGTTGCCTCACGACCGTTGTTGTAAGTGTAGGTGGTGAGATCTGTCAAAGATGTGGCATGTGCCTTGAAGTAGTCAACAAAGAAAGACTCACGATCATTGACAACATAGTTGTTGTCGTTCAAATCTTTGTATACAAGGAAGAGATCAAGGATGCAATTTTTGTTGGGTACAGCACCGATGTCATCACCAATAAAGGAGATGAAGTTCTTAAGATCAGACTCAAATTTGCGAATCAGTTTGTCTTCTGTCGATCCAGATTCATATGCAGACCAAAGATTTTTGTCCGAAACCTTGGTAGAAATACCATGGAAATACAAGAGAGCAAGACCAGCAATGAAGTCGTCAATCTTGCGTCGGTTGATGTCCTTCGGTGTGAAGAACTTGGAGAACGTATCCTGATAGGTTGTAGCAAGAGAGCGAATGACCGCAGAGAACTCTGAGATCACTGCATTACGTTTCTCCGGACCATTCAGAGAGATGCCATCATTCATGCGAATGAATAGTTCAGAAAGTTGTGAACGTGTTGCAGATGTAATCACCTCGACAGTAACAACGGCATTCTTCAGTGCCTGAAGAAGAACATTAGGGAGAGTATCATATCTGTCATTCTCACCTTCAATCACCTCAATAACTTGACCATTCACTTCATAAAATCCAGGTTGAATACCAAACTCACCACGAATATATTCACCAATGGTGGTAACACGATTGTTAGAATCGATGTTGAGATACTCAATCAAACGTGAACGCCAAGATTCAAAATAAACTCGATCTCCAGGGTTCTTAGAAGTAACCTTACAGGCATCTGTAGACGCAAGGATAAACTTAGATGGAGCCATTCCCAGAATCAGAGATGTGATATAGGAAGACTTATTTTCGAGAGACCATCGAACCCTAGACTGAAAACTGTAGTCAGCCATAGTGACTGAATGAACTTCGTTGATAAACTCCTCGACGGTATACTTGTAGAAGTCCGAAACAATGGGATTGAACGTGTGCTTGTTAGACATGCTTTTTAATAAAACTGCATAGTGTCAGTTTAGAGCGATCCATGGATCGGTCATCCACCAACAGATCCAATGTAACACTAGCCAGAGACCCCTGGCAACGTTTTAATTGATAACAGGTCCCATCCACCCAGTCGCGATCAATTTGTCATTCTTATCAGTCACAGAACCGACGTGAGGATATGTCCACCCAGCAGGCCAGAACAGGGTTAAACCTTTTTTGCATGGGATAGTAACTTTTTGTTGTGGAAAATGTGTCCCTCCAATAGGATCTCCCTCAGCATCTGTCTCGTCGATGTCATTGAGATACATCATCCATACAGCTTCACGCAACAATCCACCATGAATAGTTGGAGCAGCTCTTTCAAAATGTTGGGTAAAAAATCCTTGACCAGGTTCATAGTATTGAAACTGACATCCACCACCCTCCCAAGACCATGGAGAATGAATAATCATCGGATTCATTTTTTTATATTCCAGCAAACAAGACTGTAACCACTGAAAAATATATGCTGTCGGACCATCTAGTTCCGTTGGCCAACACTTATTTTGTGGATTTACTTCTTGAATATCTGTTAGAACTTCGTTACTCTTCTTTTGTTTGGGATCGAGACCACCTGCAACAACACCTTCAGTGGTGTTTCCCTCTTCATGAATAGTTTTTATCTTATCATATAACCAATCACAAAGATCTAAGTCAGGAAACTGCCAAGCAACAATATCAGTGCCATCCAGCACATCATCCATCACCGTTGGAATTACTGGTTTGTATTGATATGATATTGGAAATTCCTTATATTTTTCAAACGTATGGGATCTGCATGTCATGATAACGTTCCGGAGAGAGATAATGTTCTGGTTGATGTCTATGAGGCGGTTCTGGCATTACAACTGCCCAAGGATCATCCATATGAACATCCGTCGAAAGATCTCTCAATCTCCTTCTATACAATGCCCATTCTTTTTGCATCTCTTCAGGAATGTCTAAACACTGAGTCCAATCAGTTTCCCTTAAAAGAAAGTCTCTCTCAGCTCTAATCTTATTCCATCTAACTTCTATTTCGTGAGCAGTAAAATCCATAGTTTCTCCATTATTGAAAACGTAAACACCATTTTCCCAATCCCACCTCAAATTGTTCTCTGAATAATTGGGAGGATCATCACAACGGTAGTATCCTAATTTAGCCAAACTGCCAATATCATTATTATCGTACAATTTCCAAAGATCGGCAATTACATATCCAGTTTTATCCGTATGGTATCTAGGTAGAGCTTCCGGTCTTTCTCCAAAATAACTAAATTTAGGTACTCTCAACATGTAGTAATTGGATTTTTTCCAATCTTCATTCACCTGTTCATACATTTTATGTGCCTACCAAATAAAGTGTGATGTTTCCGTGTGGATATTCCATTGTATTGCCAGCGTTTGCTACGTTTGAGTTTACTCCTAAGTTATTATAAGTTCCTTTCGGTGTTTGACAATTTGGTCTTTGTGAGTGGTTACCCCAATATGGATCTCCACTATTACATGGAGTTGCTTGATAACTATGACTATGACTCGTAAAAGCAAAGTTCTGACCTGTTCCAGCAATGTTACCACCAGTAGAGGAGGAATAGTTACTTAAGTGAGATCTATTACTCTGGTCTGGATCTTGTCCTCTACCACGATCGGTGGCTCGTAAATATCTTCCATCACAATCAAAAGCCTGAATAGTGCTACCAGATTTAAATCCAGACTCAATGCTGGCTTGAATATCCGAACTTCCAGTGAATGTTTGTCCGTTAAATTCATAGAAGACAGCACTACCAACTGTTTTAGTGCTATCATTAAATCCACAGATGATAACTTCACCTTGTGCTATGCCGACTTCTTCCGTGGCAACATAACAATGAAATGCGACATTACTAGGTCTATTTTCATTTCCAGGAGATTGAGATGCTGAACTTGTATTGAATCCACTGGTATTAGTTCCTTTGCAGGAGTTACCACTAGTGTCTAATCTACTGACTGAGTTTTGAGTACAGTTGAAAAATGGTCCGTGTCTATGAGATGGGAAATTTGTATTTGTAGTTGTAGTGCCAGGTTTACTAAAACCAGTATTACACTTCATAAACATTCCCCTAACATCAGGAACATTAAAGGTGCTACCACCACCGCCGTAAGAGGTTCCTACTACAGCATAAAGAGTAGAATAAGTTGATTGAGAAAGACTGCTATTGTCAGCCGGAACTAACTGAGTTCTAGTGTCGGTATAAAAAGAGTCTTGATTAGCAGTAAAAACCAAAGCCCCGGCGGGGACGGCTGCATCCGCCATGGCAATGATGGGGAGAAAGTCTCTGTTCATGGGTGCAGCTTCATTTGCTCCCTCGTAAGAGGTAAATGCTGGTGAGTTTCCAATAGAGTTGGAACTACCAGGATCAGCACCAGGACGACACTGTTGATTATTATTTCCGGCAGTGATTGTTCCATGAAAATGTTGTTTCATCACCCAACCAGTATTGGTTCCACTCGCTCCATTATTATGTTGCAGGTAGAGTCCATTCAAACTGGGCAAGTTTCCAGACCCGAAGTTACTTCCGATGTTTGAATGTAATTGAGCGTAAGTGCTTGTGTCGTAACTCGCGCCATTACAAATTGAATATCCGGTAGGAGCAGAGTTTCCCAGATACAGAAAAATAGTTCCGGCAGGGACATTGGCTCCACCGGCACTAGGAGCAAAAAATTCTCTCCAAGATCCACCATCTTTAATGTTTCCGCTAGTGATCTCTCTCCAAGATCCACCATCTTTAACATTAAGACCGGTCATTTCTCTGAATGAACCGCCATCCTTTACTGCTGACATTTTTTAACTCTCCTTCTTGAAATACTCAGTTGGGTAGTGTGGTTCTTTTGGCCATTCAACATTATATATATCCGTCAGTTTTGACGGCAGGTCTCTCAACTCTTGTCTATATGATTTCAACTCATCACTAACTTCCCAACCCTTTTCGATAGCGAGAATGAAAGCGAAATCAGTGTATCTTAACAGTTCATTTCTGTCAGCAATGACAACTTGACGTTGTTCAAACTCCGATACAGGTCCATTGTCAACTTTTGAATATGTTACATGAATCTCATCTTCTGTTTCATCCCACTCATCAATGGGGTTTTCCATATAAGTTTCTTGGTGTTTTTGACCAAGAACAAGTTTAGGAATTGGTGCGTTTTTTACAATTTTTTTAAGTTTATATTCTACCTTAATTAAGGTTCTATCGTCAAGTTTCTCCGATGTTTCGCCAACTTTACGACAAATATATTGATCAAGATCATAATCTTGAGGTTTGGAGTCTATAGTCTCGATAACAGTATATGTTGCATAGATGTTAAACTCTTCACCGGCTCTCACATGCCACTCTGCGGGTGGATTCATCTGAACAGATATTTTAGCACCCTCATTCAGTGGAGTAAATTCAGTTTGAACTATCTGAAGATAACCAACATTTCTATACAGATATTCATCAGTAACATATGCACCACCATCAAAAACCCATCGGGGGTGTGGGATTACTCCCCCATCTGGTTTTAGATATTTTTTTGAAGTTTGTTCTAATGTTTCATTTTTCTCAGGAATCACATCCGGTAACCAATATCGGTCGGGGTGATCTGATTCCGGATGTGGATCATCTATCCAAGGCATTATAAAACCTCCATCTTGTCAATTATTTATTATGAATACTGATACCAGATGTCACCATTTGCTCCACCAGATGGCGAAGAAGTGCTGACAGTTCTAGTACCGTAAGCATTAGATGTTGCAGAGATTGTAATCGTATTACTAGAATACGTTATCTGTGCAGTACCAGTGTAAGAAGTATGGGTGACTGTAATTGGCAGTGCGGTTAAATTAGCAGCAGATCCACTAAATGCCGTTGCAGTGAGAAGTCCAGTAGATGGGTTGTAAGTTAAACCCGTATCAGTCTCGGCACCCTGGGTTCCTGTTGCACCGTCAACAAATACTGGATAAACAGTCTCGTTCGTGCTGTTATTAGCAGTAACTGTAAAGTTAGTTGCTTCAGTAGCGGTAGAAGAGTTTCCGGTGAGAGCACCAGTAAATGTGGTGGCATAAACATTAGCAAACGCAGTGCCACTAGCACCAAGATCTCTTGTGTTATTTGCTTCAGGTAACATATTACCTGATATAGTTACACCGCCAGCTGAGGTTTCAAATTTCTTAGTGTCATCATAATTAAGTTCAACTGCTCCATTACCAACAAACTTTGCAGCCGTTTCACCACCTTGCACTTGAATAAAAACATCATCAACAGCAGTCAAGTAGATATCATCACCAGATCCAGTGGTTCTGAGTCTTAAATCTCCTACATCGGTATCTACATATGAATCAGTACCATTGTGATATAGTTGTAAATCATCACCAGCACCAGCAGTGAACTTACCGCTGTCATTTTGAATAGAAACATTACCACCAGAAGTAACACGAACTCTTTCTGCGGAAGCTGTGCCCAATCTCATACTATCATCATCATGATAATATTCAATAAATCCTGAATATCTATCAGTACCACTTCCGTCAGTGCTATCACCGAACGCTAAAGTTCCAAATCCATCAGTGGCACTTGCAACAGTAATACCTCTGTTTCCAGATGCATCACCAACAATAATGTCATCCATATTTGGATGAGCAACATTGACAGTTCCGCCAACATAAAAACGTCCACTCGAATCTATGCGAGATCTTTCTGTTGGTGATGCTGCCCCGTCGGCTGTTGTAGCGAACACAAGCCTTCCTGGCATATCATTGCTGCCAGTATCTGCGTCTACTTCTGCTTTGATTAATGCTGCAGTGCTGTTGTAATCAGTGCCATCATCACCCCTAAAAGTAATCGATCCAATTACGTCATCGTCATTCAACTTGGTGAAAGATCCATAAGTTGTATTCCTAGACTTTGAAAGGGTGATACTTGAACCACTTGCGTCAGCGACTCCTCTGTGAACCTGTGCTCCTGGGTCGCCGATAACTTGTAGGAAGGCACCAAGGCCAGAACTAGAATTTTCCCCAATTATCAACCTTTGACTGGAATCAACACGAAGTGCCTCACTACCACCAGTCTCTACAGTAAATGTATCAGCAGCAGGGAATCTTATTGCAGTATTAGTGTCACCTGTATGGACAATCTTGTCTGCAATAGAGAAATCACCCGATGCACCACTAGCGTCAGATGCAGTTCCTGAGAAAGTACCGGAGAAGGTAGTAGCAGTAAGAATACCGGTGACAACTAAACCAGTGCTTGTGGTTTCAAGTTTCTTGGCGCCATTGTGGAAAAGTTCTACGGCACCATTTTCAATGAAATTGGCCATAGTCTCAGTATCACCAGCATCCGTAATTACAAGTTTACTTGAATTGATATAAAGATTGCCTGTGCCAGAATCTTTAATGTAACTATCATCACCATCATGATAAAGTTGTAAATCTTGTCCCGTACCAAGTCTTAATCTATCATCATCAAGTAAGTCTACATTGGCAGTAAAAGTGGCTCCTGCACCAGTAACGTGCATGAATCCGGAGACACTTAAGTTGTCATCAATGGTGGTAGTTCCACCAGCAGAGTCTATGGTTAAATTACCAGATGAAGTGTCAAGTTCATTATTAGCGGTAATACCGAGTTGAATGTTATCAATAGTGGCACCACCGTTAGCATCTATTGCTCCAGTGAATGTGGTGATACCACCAACAGTAAAGTTAGAAGTAACATCAAGACTCGTAGCAGCAATACCTGCGATTGCAACAGAACTGGAGTCTAAAGTACCATCAATACGAACGTTTCCTTTAACATAAAAAACAGTATCTCCAGTACCAACAACGCTGAATCTATATGGAGCAGTGTCAGTACCAATAGCAACCTGACCACCTTGAGTGGTTTGGAAGATAGTTCCACCCGTTCCAATAATCAATCTATTGGATAATGTGGTGATACCAGTTACATTTAATCCTTGGTTTAGTCGTAAAAATCCCTCATGAGTTGACATACCAACTGCTCTGAAGTTGGTTACGGATGTCATACCCGTGTTATTAAACCTCTCGGTTACATCAATCCTACTATATGTACTACCAGCACTAACTGATAAGTTTGTGACAGCAAGTCCAACAAACGTTGCAATACCAGCAGCGTTAATGAATTCTAATCCTTGGTTCAATACAAGATTGTCCGCAGTGACTGTAGTAGCAATAATGCCACCACGAACATCTAAATTATCTCTCGGCGTTGTTGTCGCAATGCCAGTTCTTCTATTAACATGATCAACAAATAACGTATCGGTATCAACTTCAAGACCATTTTTGACAACAAAATTCTTAGATATGGCCATTGGAGTTCACTCTCCCCCCGGTTATGTTTTATTAAAACTATTTAGTAAAAATAACCCTAGCCAACGACTGTCCACCCTTTAGCAGCAGCGAGATCAACTAAACTCTGTTTGTCATATGTGTTATGTTGAACGTTATTATGGAAAGTAGTGTAACTACTATATCCATATATTTGAGCAACTGCTTCAGCAAGACCTCTAGTTCTTCCACCGAAACTACTACTACTTGTCTGACGGCCTCCACCTCTGCCGCCGCCACCGCCGCCTCCGCCGCCACGACGGCCGCCACGTTGGAAAGTAGTTTCTGCGGGTCTAGACACCAATGTTGGCGATGTAAATGTTATACCATCCAATAAATCTCCAGTATAAATTTTTATCACCGCAAAACCATTGCCTTCAAATTGACCCTCGCCGGAATTTATTTCGGTTCTCGGATTATCGGGGTGGCCACCCTGTTGATTATCAACTAAAACAATGTTGTCGTCAGCCCATCCTGATCCGCCGCCACCTCCACCAGTGCCATTAGAACCACCGCCACCATAGTAACCACCACCGCCACCTCCACCAGAGGATCCGGATGGTGGAGCAGCATTTCCTCTTCCGGAGGCACCATTTCTAAAGGTAGCAGATCCGCAATCATTTTTAGGACATGTCCATAATGAATCATACCTAGCTCCATTTCTATATTCTCCAGCACTAGACAAATTTGAACCATATCCATGTGAAGGACCGTCACCATTAGATGCCGCTACATTGCATCCACCACCATCACCTCCATTGCCTTCTTTTCCGCCACCGCCGCCTCCGCCACAAACAGCGAAGACTCTATTTCCAATATAAATTATACTCATACCACCACCAAGTCCACCTTCATTATCTTTCATGCCAGTAGGTGTACTCTGTGGACCATACAAAGAGTTACCAGTATTATATCCAATACTAGCCCAATCTGTTGCCGCTAACTTAACTGTATATTCTTGACCTTTAAGCATAGTAAAGTAACAATATGCTGTTCCACCTCTTCCACCTTCTCCGCCGGTGCTGCCTCTCTTGTAACAATTTCCGTTTCCTCCACCCATGTAAACTTCAACGTTTACGTTAGATTCCGTAGGAACAACTCTAGTTTCTGCCTCTCCATTATATTTACCGACTTGATACGGAGTACCGGTAGATCCGTTAGTTTTTGCACCGGTTCTAGCTTTTGATGGGTACAAAGTTACACCATCATCATATTCAGATATGTTTATTCTTTCTGTGACAAGATTACTAGTATCGTTATTGACAGCCTTTCTAGTAAATGTCAAAAATGCGGCGGGAGGTTGAAATTCAATTTCCGCAATATTTGATATGGCAGATCCAGCAGTCTCGTGTTCAACTAGACACCAATAGTCAGCAGTTTCCGTGACAACGATTCTACTAGTTTTACTACCCTGAGTTCTTTGGTACAAAGTATCGTCGGCACCATCTTCACTTCCAGCAACTCTCTTATACCAATTATATGTAACCAGGTTGTAAGAGTTGTCAGAAACCTCTGTCGTCAACGTAAGTGCGACTCTTGACCCATTGGGAAATCTGTAATTTGCCATGTTTGTTATTCTTCAGCGGAACCAATAGAACCAATAGTGAGAGATGGATGAACAATTAAGGTTGCAGTATCACTATCAACATAGTCAATTGGTGCAGGTGGAGTTGGATTCTCCGTAGCAATTCCAGTGTAAGTCGGAGTGAAAGTAGCTTTCAAATAAAACTGTCTCTCATCATCATCCGGATTGATCGGATTATCAATCGTCAATACAGTTGTTGCAGCTCCGGTGACTGTAATGTTACCTGAGGAAACCACTGGACTGGTTCCCTCATACCACTGGTAAGAAAAACTACCACTACCACTATTATCAGCACTATTAAATTGCACTGTAGCAATGCCAGTAAATGTGGCAGTGCTACCGTTAGAAACTGTTGCGTCAGTTGGTTGAATTGCAATAGAAATAGTTGGAGCGTTATAGTTTAAATGTGTGGACTGCCTTCTAAAAAATGTATTTCTCATACCTATTTACCTCAAATTGCGGTTGCAAAGTTTTGTCCACTGACAAGACCATATAAAGTAGATCCAGAATCAAAAGTGGTGAAGGTATAGATGTCAATCTTATTGGCTGCGGTGGTAACTTGTGGAAGTAATCCACCACCCCAATAAACACTGACTGGGTTACCACCAGAATCCTTGAATGTAGAAATTCCAACTGTACGTCCACCCGTAGAATCTTGAACCAACTTAATGGTGAAAGATGTAGATCCTGTTGGTGGGTTGGTAATCTGGAAGAAAGAAATATTCTCCGTCAGACTAAGATTGAACGTGTTGCCCTTGGAGAGGTCAACAGTTACCTCACCACTACTACTTGTAAGAGTTACAACTGGTTCAAAGTAAGTGGTCAATCTAGTAGAACCACCCAAATCAATCTGAGCAGAATCTCTTACAGTTGCAGTTCTAATACCGACCGTTCCATTAGCAGCAAAGATAGAATCTTTTGCAGAAAGTGAAGTCGCGGCAGTGACAATTCCAGCGTAAATTGTGCCAACACCCGCAGAAGAGGCAGTTAAGTCAAACTGATTTGCACTTAAGATTCCAGCAACATTTGCTCTGTGAATCATGCTGACAGTTCCAATGAACTTAGATTGTCCATTGTTCAATACTGTCACCGTGTTAAGTGCAGTACCTTGTGTGCTACCAATCGTCAGTAAGTTACTAACGGTAGTGGTTCCGATACCAACACTTGCACCAGTGGTAATACCTGTACTATTGGAAACCCAGAAGGAATCAACAGGAAGATTTGTTAATCCTTGTCCATTTCCGTAGAAGATGGATGCGGTGAGAGATCCAGCAATAGAAACTACATCTCTAACATCCAAATCAGCGATTGGATTTGTAGTGCCTATGCCAACAGAACCTGCAGCAGAAACGACAACAACATCAGATCCACTTCCATTTACTTGGAATAATGAAGTATCTAAGATACTTGTGGTTCCAATACCAACTTGATCGAATCTATACTTATTGGTAGATACATCATCAGAAATTGCACCCCATCTTCTCCACTCATTATTCTCAGTAAATATCCAACCAGCATATTGACCGGTAGAAGGAACAGAACTAAACGTAATATCACCAGGAGTTCCGTTGATTGTTGGTGTGGTAGTTCCTACACTAATCTTTCTAGAGACAGCAGCATTACCTTGTAAGAAGAGGTTTACTGCTTCCATACCCCTCGCAGAGGAAGAGGTAATTTTCTCGTTGAAGTTTACAGGACCGTCAAAGATAGAAACACTGGTTCCATCAGTTCCACCTTCAACTTTGAGTGCCTTAGCAATGGTAACATCATCAGGAGTAAGAGAACTTGCAAACTCTTCCTTCTGAGGATCTTCTTCACCAACAACCTTAGAGATTGGTGTGTTGAAGGTAAATTCTTCACCAGTGGTAAGACTTAAGATATTACCAATGTAGAAGTCACCCTTATTATTCATTCCAGTGTAGTTGACCAGACCACCATCCAATCTTCTAGCCTGTGATCTGAACGATTCTGCAGGAGTAAGAACTCTATCCTGTTTCTCTGGCAGAGCAGTAGAGTAGTTACCAGGACCAAATCCAACGTATTCAAATGTATGTCCAGAAGCACGAATGATGGAGTTTCTTCTCAATCCAATTGGAATTGGTTTGAGTTTAGTAACTACAGATCCGGTGAGGTGAGTTGTAGCTTTGGTTCCAAATAAACCACGGAATACCGACGTTACGTTAGTATTTCTAACTCTCATGATTTCATCATCAACCATGATGTAATCACCCAATTTCAATCCACTAGAGGATGCGTTAGTAATAGAGATAGTGGTGGTAGTGGCAGTAGCCATTGCACCAGAAAGCGTAGTGGTGATACCAGCATTGGTTGGAACCATTCTACCACCAACATTCTCATTACCAAGGGTAATTGCACCACTGTTGTTAGACATACCTCTTGGGAAGATGTACATCTGAGAATCTTTTGTGGTCGAATATTGTGGTGCATATGTGTTAACACCAACATGCAGAGCAACAGATGTAATACCACTTACACCCAGAACTGTGTGATCACCATCTAAGAATGTTGCACCAGTTCCAACAACCTTTACAACCTGTCCAGGTCTAAAGGCATGAGCATTGCTGGTGGTAAAGGTTGCAACACCTGCAACATTATCATATCCGATTCCGGTATCTGTTACTTTCGCAGCATCACCAACAATGGTGAATGTTCCAATATCAGAAACCTCATTAAACATACCACGCACTGCTGGCGTGACAACTGTTTCTCTAGTGGCGACTTGGAACTTGGTATGAGTCGAAACACCAGTAATCCTAAAGAGACCGTTGTAATCATTATAAGTATCAGATCTTACACCAGATACTCTGATTACCTTATCGATTGCATTATCGATCTTGGTAACAGTGACCATACCCTCAACATAACCACTGGTTGTTGCAGTTCCAGTAACAGCCATTGTCTGACCAATAGCATATGCAGAACCAGGGTCAATGATGGTAACTCCGGTGATTCCACCAGCAGCATCAACAGTGATGTTTGCTGTTGCACTTCTACCAATGGTTCCACTTGCACCGACCAATCTAGCATTATGTAAGGTTGCAGAAACTCCACTACCATATCCTGATCCGGAGTTTCCAATACTTACAGCGACAACACCATTCAACTTGTGTTCTACATCAGTAAAGATAGTGTGTGCAGTACCAACGGCAGTGGAGAAAATATCAGTAACGGCAACACCAACTCCAGAATCCCAGAGCATACAATCTAAAGACTCTCTGGTGATACTTCTACGAATGTCATCACTGACAACTTTTGCTAATTCATCGGACTTAGCGTAACTTCTAGTTGCAACAGGATCACTATCTGGATTATCCCTATCCATCTGAGGATAAAGATCTTCTAAGTTTTGACTATACTTATCAGAAGCAAATTGAGACAGTGTTGGAGATACAGATGACTTCAGAACACTGATGTGGTAAATACCATCCTGTTCATTAGGGACATGCTGTTTAATAGTCTCTGTTCTGTAAATGTTGTATGTGTCCTTATACCTCTTTCTCTTGAAGAAAGGTAGAGAATCAACCTCTCTTGTAGAGGTACTATTCTGGAAAGTGCCAGGATTTCTAGACAAACCAACAGTAAATGCGTTGGTGCTAGTAATACCCGTAACAGTATAAGAATCGTTAAATCCTGAGGTTCCAATACCAGTAGTGTTGTTGGAACTCTTGACATTTACAATTTCAACAGAAGATCCGACATTCAAATCGTGAGGTAACTCAGTGCTGAAGGTAACGACTTTTGTCGATCCATTGTAATCAGCATTTGAAATAAATCGGAAGTTTCTCTGGTCAACAGAAGATGTCAACGTGGTTTGAGAAATCTCAGAGTCGGTGGTTCCAGTATTGGAAGATTCAGATTCCTGCAACACATAACCATCGATAGGTGGTCGAGCAGAAGATACACCAGCAGGGACAACATATCTGTAACGATATATCTGATCAATCAAACTTCTGGTATCAGCAGTTCTATTAACGTAAGATCTTGGAGTGTTAGTTCCAAATGCCGTGGATCCGAATCCAACGATGGTGGGATAAATGGAGTTTTCGGTTGCAGCAGAAGCAACGTTTACATACCAGTTAGTCTGATCACTATCAAACTGTACTGGGTGTCCAGCCTCTCCAGCTAACTTATCAGATACTCTACTTTCTACATTTAATACACCACCAGTGGAGTTGAGAGTAATTTTCTCTCTGTTTACTGCATCATTTAAGGTCTTAGCAACTTGAATTTGGTTATCAGCAAGAGGAGATCCTACGATAGCAAAGTAAACCGAAGTTTCCTTTGCACCGTCAGGCAAGTGACCATTTTCAGAAATAATTCTGATAGTTTCGCCTTCTAAGAATTGGTGATCCTCGGTGAATGTTAAGATCGAATCAGCGTCAATACTGTTAATACCAGCAACACTTCTATTAACCTTCGATTTCTTGGTTCCAGTTCTTTCTACGCTTTGATATGCTGTATTATCCATGATAATACGAGCAGAATACTCTTGAGAAGTTCCTGCAGGAGAAAGAAGAACTCTTAATGAATCATTAGAGGCAGCACCAACTCGATAACCACCCAAAACAACTTCCGGAGGTGAGTCTTGAGTTACCTCATTATACAAATATAATCTGCTGGTGTTAGCAACTCCAAGAGTCTTATTGACATCAATACTAGGAAATTCTAGTGAAATTGGTGTGTTGGTAGCCGTCTTTGGTGGGATAACATGTGTAATATAACCAACATCATCTCTAGTAAATGGTGCGTTCTTAAATCCTCTAGAGATGAGTGCAATAGAACCAAAGTTTGAGTTGGAGTTGGTGATAGAATAGTCACCACCAGTGTCAGATACAAAGTGTTCTGCATAACCAATAGCGAACACAGAAACCACCTGCAAGATGGCATCATTAGTTGCATTGATATGGAAGTTTTTCCACTCATTTCTGTGGATTGCTCTAGAATCCGTATGAATATTATCAACTGTGGTAGAATCATCAAATGATCCTGTTGTGGAATTATATTTTACAAATGCCCTATCATCTTTTTGTAGTCCGATACCCGTAAACTGGGCAAGAACCATAGATTTAAATCCAGATGCCTTTGAACCATCTGCCAACAATCCACACATTCCATACACAGATCTCATAGAGATGTTAAAGATGTATGGAGATGCAGAAGTTACGGTGTCAACAGAGATTTGCAGAGTTGCACTAGATGGATTCTCTAAAACGGTAGTAGGAGTATTCTGTACGGTATACTGAATCTCAGAAGTGCTATTAATAGCACTAACAACATACTGACCATTATATCCAGACGCACTGACACCATCAATAATAATAGGAGTATCTACATCGATTCCAGGTAGAGGAGAGGCAAGAGTTGCGGTGATAGTTGTAGCAGCACCAGCAAGAGTTCCATCGCCAGCCTTGATACTGGTGATTCCGACTTCACCAACCTTAGAACCAACAATTCTGTATTCATCAACCTTAGGTTCAATATCAACACCAGCAAGTGGGAAGTCTGGGGTGATTGGTCTACCAGAACCCTGATCATATACATCACCGACTTTCTGATAGTACATCTCAAGATCAGTTCTGTTCGTACTGAAAGTGAGGAAGTCGTCAGAGATGTTTACATTGTTTACACCATCAGCATATTCAAAACATGCAAGTTTGTGGTGAGAAAAGTTTGGTACGAATCGGTTGAAAGTATAATCCTTAAAACAAACTCCGTTAGGATCGGCATCAAGAATACTGAACTGCCAAAGATAACATCCACCAGTAAGTCTGAAGAGACAAGATCTAGTTATCTCATCATTCTCAGGGTCTGGAACATACTTAGGTCTAATTACAGTTTTACGAAGGTCCAATCCAACAATAGAAGTACCTCTAGGAACGATTACGCCACCGTAAATACTGTTAAGAGGATATAAATCGTTGTCTAAACTATTGAGATCGAAGTTTGAAGTAGGATCAAAAGTAGGTAAGTTTCTACCAGCAACACCATCTCTACTATAGTAAGCAATAGATTCTCCGGAGGGATTATAAGGAATCCATCCAGGTCTATTGTCTAAGACGTGATCTCCTGGATACAAGAGAATGGTGGTTTTGTTAAACCTATCATTGTTTTCGCCAGCTTGATAAGAGAATCTGGCAGCTTCAATTAAAGCTCTTTGAATTGTCTTGAAGGGTCTCGTCAGTGAGTTACCCTGGTTCTCAATAGCATCCGTAGAATCCAGATCATTTGGATTCACATACAAGATATTACCACGAACGTTCTTAAGAAAATTATCTAAACGGCTGAGAGACATGAGATCTACTTCAGTGATGGTCTTTGCTTATGTTATTTAGACAAATTCTTTATGATGGATTAAAGAAGCAAGACCAGATGATTTTTTTATATCCAGATGACACCTTAGTTCCTCTATGTATGAAGTGAGGACCGCAAGGAAAAACCAAAATAGAATTCTTTTTTGCATCTACACCCAGTTTGTCAAGGAGAAATAGTGTTTTTCCTCCAACAAAATCATCATTCAGGTATAAAATGAAGGCGAGAACTAAATCTTTATCAACAGACTTGTCAACGTGCCATTTATATTGTTCGTCTACATCATAACACCTGTAAATATACTCTGAACCCAAAACTCTATCATCACTTATCCCGGAGTGATATATGTCCCATAAGTAATTATTTTCGGTATATAGATTATACGCTTTAGAAAAAATATCATTGATTAACGTATCTGCTTCTTCTAGTTTTTCTCTAACATCAGCATCTGGATGATTCTGTGATGTTATAGTTACATTATATGATTTATTATTTCGTACATCATTCTGTTCTATAAAGAGACACTCATTGTCGTCTCTATAATCATGACACAGTTCTGCTATCCGATCACTTTGTTCGTCGGTACAAATATCAAAATACTGATAAATCTGTGGAGTATGTTTTTCTATTCGCATACAATATTAGCCGCATCTCGATCAAAAATTTCTAAACCTTTATCCGTAAGCATGTGATCATACATTTGATCAAATACTTTAGGTGGCATAGTGCAGATCTCAGCACCATTATACCATGACCTGATAGCACGTTGCACGCTACGAATAGAAGCAGACAGAACCTGAGTTCTGATTCCATGGATGCGATACAGTTCAGAGATAGAACGCACCACTTCTAAACCAGCAACAGATTGATCATCCAAACGACCAACGAAAGGAGACACATAAGTTGCACCAGCCTTTGCAGCAAGAACAGCTTGAGCAGCACAGAAAATCAATGTGACATTAGTACGAATCTTCTCCTTAGACAATTCTTTGCAAACTTTTAAACCATCACGGGTCATTGGAAGTTTGATTGTACTTACACTACCGAACTTATCTACCAATCGAAGTGCTTCATTCAACATAGTCTGAGCATCACCCATGACTTCCATGCTGATGTCTTGTACCCCAATATCTTTGATTTGTTGATATACCTCTTCAGGATTTCTACCACTCTTCATGATAAGAGTTGGATTCGTCGTAACACCATCTACCAATCCAGTGGCAAAATATTCTTCAATCAAAGAAGTATCAGCGGTGTCCAAAAAGATTTTCATGGCAATTGTTTAGTTGACGTTATTTAGAAATGATTGCAATACTGAGCATTCAAGAGTTCTGATTGAACTAGAAAACTCACTAAAGAGTATTTTTTACCGGATGTGACCGGTTTTGTCATGTGAGGATAGAGATATGAACCAGGGAATATTATACTATCTCCAACTTCAATATTATAACACATATAATCTAGTTTAGGAAAGATAAGTTCTCCTCCATCGTAATCATCATTCAATTTTGTTATGATGCTGAACGTTGATAAATCACAATGTTCTTTAATATCAACAATAGTATCTTTACTATACCTAGCAATGTATGGGTCCAACAAAGAAAAAGCAGGTCTTTGTGGAATTTTATAGAAGGATGTAATAGAATTAATTATATAATCATTCAATACTGTAGCAAACTGTCTACAAAATAAAGTGCCAAAATATTCCAGTCTTAAATGATCAACCGTATATGGTTTTCCAGGACAAGATATTGTAAATTCATCAGATAATTGTTCACAAGTATCTACAATATCTCTACAGTATTCTTCTGAAAAGGTTTTACACTTAAAAATATTATCTTTTAATTCTGTGCATTCGCCAACAGATCTATGAAAAGATCTAGACACATCAAAAATTGACATCAACCACCATCAATTTGGCACCCAACCATACTTCCACCAACGATTCCAAGAGGAATCGCCCACAGACGACCATCACCACGGGATAACGCAGCACCTAAACCAGCGCCACCAATTCCACCCAAAACGGCACCTTCAACGCAAGAATTATCATCTTTTTTACCTCTACCTACATTAGGATACTCTTCTTGATAGTAGTGGTGGTGGTGATGATGATTCCTTCTTCGGCCGCGACATGGGATACGAACTTTATCATAAACATAATCAACTCGACCACGATCATACGGGCCCGTTCCGGGAATATACTCCTCTCGATATACTTCTTTCCAACACTTTTTCTCTACCCAACCACCATAATGTCTAGTTCTTGGTCCTCCCGCTTCCACTCGGGGAGCGGAAAGGACAGGTAGGACAACCGCTGCCGCAGCAACCAGGGAAATAATACTTTTTTTCATTGGTAATCTTCATTAACAGGGTTGTACTTCAAAAACTCATGAAACGTCATCTTCATTTCCCTTAGAGTGAATCCGCAATGTTTCGCTGCCTTTGGGAGATTCCATTTTGCGTGAAACAATGCTTCGTTCGACTCTCGAACGGAAGTCGGATTGGTAATAGATGCAGATTTCATCGTAGATTTTGGGAGAATACCGGTTCATGGCGTCTCAGTTACTCCATTAATATATAGGAGTTCTCCCCCAATGTCAAGACTGAACCCGTTCACCTGTGACAGGATCTCGTCTGTCATAGTCCCATCCACCAACCAAGAACCTAGTCTTGTCGCCAGGATAATCATTGGGTGATGTGCCTTCATACTCAACATGAAGTTTCTCATCCGGATTCAATGGATCAAGATGTCTGGCTGCCCAAATTTCATAGTAACAGTTGATGTTCGCACCATTACCAGATTTAACTTTAACAACCTTACCCCATTCAACTCCTTCAACAATAAGATCCTGCGAATATCCAATCTGAGTTAGTGTTACAGTGATGGATTCTGGATCGACAAAACCATCCCAATATTCTGGAAGAACAATTTTATTAGAATCTTTCAGTTTTCCACGAACGTAAATGCCTGCTTCTGGTCCTTCTGGAATAACATGACGAACTCTCCAACCTGGCTTTTTCAGGTTAGGAATATCAAATGCACCTCCAATACTTTTTGCTGAGGTGGCATTTCCCTGCAAATTTCCAATGAATGTGGGACATGTAGTTGTACCAGCACACTCAGTGTTTCCTTCTACTTCAAGATCTGCCTCAAACAAACCATTTTTCAGGTGGCATGAGATGTCGTTACAACAATCATCCTCTTTTTCGTCTGCTCGACCAAAAGTTTTATCCTGTTGCCATACACCTCCACCGCATCCCGCTTCGGGATCTGGATATAATCCTTGGCATCCTCCATGTGGCATGATTTACCTCCTATTGTCCTACAAATTTATCACTTAAAAGATCTTCTGATGGGAAGACATTTGGTTCTCTCGGAGTATCAGCTCTTTCTCCTACAATCGTATAATGACAATTGATTGGAGTTTGACTATTAGTCCAAATTACAACCTGAGAGTTATTAATTGATTTCACCCACAAAGTTTGAGGAGCTCCAATCGGAGTTAAATTCACGGTGATGGTATCTTCATGAACCAACCACATCCATTCTTCTGGAAGGTTAATAACGTTATCCCCAACCAATTTACCACGCACAAAAACATCCTTGGTAGGACCTTCCATGCAAGTATAACGAAGTTTATGTCCTGGTTTTGTTTGATGATCAATGACAAAATTACAAGATCCCTTATTGATCGTTGTAATAAATGCCTTTCTAACGTCAATCTTGTCAGCGACAAGAGTCTTCGTTTTAGTCTCTTGTTCTACCCAGAGATTATCACGGATGTGTTGATCATCCTGAACTTCCATGGCAAAATCACCCTGTTGTTCAGAACTTTTATTGACCATGCAAGTTCCTTCCATCAACCCAAAGGCATCAGGGGTTCCCACATGCACACCATTCTCAATGTGAGCACTACCTAAAACTTTTTCTTCATCACCCTTACCCACAGAGGATGAAGTTGTACCACCAACGATTAGTTGTTTGTGTACCTGTTGGTCATCACTTGTCCAGGCCATTATTCAGATGATCCTCCAATTTGTGGATTTTGTGTTGTTCCTTTCTTTCCATATTTAGATGATGCAGACTGACAATCTCCATGCAGCCCATACATTTGCATCTTACCTTGAGATTTGATATTAACTAGTTGTGCGCTGTTGATTTCTGTTTTTTGGTCACCCGTAATAGAAACGTTTGGTGCCTCAAGTTGAATCTTTTGAGATGCCTTCAAGGTAATGACACCTTCCTGTCCCTCACCATTTGCTTCGACTGTCACATTTTTTCCAAGAATTTCAACGTCACCAGCCTGACAAGAGAGTGAAAGTTTTCCATTCTCTACTTGAATTAAGAAAGTAATATCAGGACGTTCTCTATCTTGACCACACTTTATATTGATACCACCTGGTGCTTCGACTGAAGTTTTTCCCTTTCTTGGATCATCAATGTCCATGAACAAACGATGTCTAGCATCTTGTTTGTTTTGAATATAAACGGCAGCACGAACTTGATCTGGTGAAGTTTCTCCAAAGGAGATCCCACCATAATTATTCATCCACCAGTTGGCGAACCAATTAAATAAATTCTTGTCCATAAGTTAATACCCGTATGGGGATGGTGATGGCGATGGGGAAGGTGATGGTGATGGGGAAGGTGATGGGGATGGAGATGGAGAGGGTGAAGGTGTTGGAGCAGGAGCTGTGGCAGATGATGTTCCTGCGGGTCTAGGTGAAGATGAAGCAGGTCCGCTAGAATCAGGAGTTTGTGTAGTCACCGGATTCGGAGTGTCAGTTTCGTAGACAATTCCAGGAACAAGTCCAGTTTCACTATCTGTTATTGGAGTATCTGGTGTAGCAGCCTGAATTGGTTGTCTTGGAGCAACAGTTCTAGTTATACTTTCTTCGACTGTATTGTAAATTATATCATGTGGAGTAGAGACATGCACTGCACCAACCATACGTTGACCCGTTGATGGATGAATGTGTGATGGTCCATAATATGGTCTTCCATTTACATATCCAACTGGTGTAGCACCAACACAATCAATTACACTAATAACGGCAGCCTGACTGAATCCTTCTTGGAAGGCTTGAGTTATTTCAAATTCCCCACGATATTTTACTTTCAAATATGGAATAAGTCCAGCCCCGGCACCCGTTTTAGTATTTACCCTCACCAGAGGTGGTTCTACGAATCCAATGTTTTGTTCTATATCATTATCATCAAACTCTACTCCAAATAATTCACCGTTTCTACCGACAGAAAGATTTCCAGTAAGGGAAATTTCTTGGCCATTACCATCAAAACCAGAAACAGTTACCGTATCTCCGGGGTTATATCCAATTCCAGTTTGATCAATCTGAACTCCACTCAACGCCATGATAACTGGATATTGGTCAGAAGATCCAACATTATCCGCAGCAGTAGACAAAACACCACTATCCGTAACTGTTGTGGGAGGAACCACAGGTGCTGAAACTTGTCCGCCGTTTACAAAAACGTATCCACTACCATATCCAGGTAAACCATCACCATCAACAGTCAGAGTGCCATCAACCCCAGTAAAACCACCACCAGTTTCAGTAATACCACCACCAGTTTCAGTAATACCACCAACAGGAGTGCCATCAATCTGAGTAAAACCTCCACCAACAGGAGTGCCCTCATATGTGGTGCCTGGAGGTACTGGATTGTTTATGCTACCCGCTGGAAAATATACAGTTGTTCCGGGAGGTACAACACATTCATCGCCGGGATTGAATTTAATTATATCACCCTCAGGCAAAATACAAATAGTATCTAATGCTTCTCCAGTGACAACTCCATTTCCTCCAACAGAACCATCGGGGCGTGGTAGATAACCCCCACCAGTATTAGAAAATACTATATCAGTTAGAGATCCATTCTCATCTAATATTGGTCTTCCATAACCACCACTTCCCTTGCCGCACTTATCCTGCACAGCAATATTCATTCCCAAAAGATCAGCACCAGCATCAAGAATATCAGCACCCAACAATTTGCCAGAAGGACTTACGATAGCATTCATGAGAGGAGGAGTACTAAATTCTTTACCAAATGCTTTTAAAGTGGGGGTTCCACATCCTTGAGGTCCCATATCACAAGCACCAAGAACTTCAGAAATTCCAGCACCACCTTTTATAAAGTCCGCGACACCAGTAACAGAATCAATTATACCACCAGCAGCACCAGTGACATCATCTATAGCACCAGTAACAGAGTCAGCGACTCCAAGAATACCACTCTTAGCATTATCGATAGAAGATCTGAAATCATCAGCTGCACCCATCACAGATCCAATAGGTTCTGGGAAAGATCCGGCTTGACCACTCATAATTCCACCAACCATACTCAAGAAATCACCACCTGCTGTTGGAGCATTACCGGTGAGCATACTAGCTTGTTTGATATCAGTACACTTCGTTTCTTCTTCACATGAGAAGAGTTCTTTCAATCCATTGATAAGTTCTTGAATATCGGGGAGATCAAAACTAATATTGATACTACTAATTTGATCAAATCCGCCTTGGAACATATTACCAATGTTACCAATAGCTCCACCGACTGCACCAATTGCATCACCTGCGGCTCCGACAGCGCCAGTGACTGCATCTACAGCACCCATGGCAGAATCAGCAACATTGTTTATACCATTACTAACAGCAGCTATTGTATTGTTTACTCCAGATAATGCTCCCTGAACTCCATTTTGAAGTGTTCCAAGAACACCACCAACCACATTGCCAATCATGGTATCGATACCACAAGGACTACTATTGGCAGTTTTGCCGATAAGATCTCCAAGTAAAGGCCCCAACATACCTTTGAGACCGTCTATCATATTATTAAATACGCATCCAACTTTCTCTAGAGCATCATTGATACCCTGAGCAACCTCATTGACGGCCTCAATAGGAACTAATGCAGCAATCTTCGCTCCCTCTTCCGCAATTTTTTCTAAAGTTTTAATTCTAATTTTATTTACGATCTTCTTCATGTATGATGCACAGTTGTCCGTGCATCTTTTTGTTTCTTTTGCTATGTCCGTAAGTTTTTGGGTAAGTGGATTAGCAAAAGTTTCACCATACTTTTGAGCAAAAGCAGTTACTTTCTGCAACCTCTTCTGTTCTAATGCGATTCCTGATTGAGGTTCATCGTTAGGACATGGATTAGCAGGCATGACATCGCCTGTTGCATCAGCATTCTGTTGTGCTGCCTGTCTTCCATCAGTCTCAACATCTCCACCGAGAAGTCCAGGTTGTTCTAATACGGCACTTTCATCACGAACAGTTGGTTGAACTTGTACTTGAGATCCACCAGGTCTTGTACTAGTTACAGGAATGGGAGGAGCAAACTTATCTACCTGTCCGGAACCACCACCTGCTTTAATGTTGTGTCTAGATTCTACTGAACCATTGGCATATCCACTGAATGGAACAAACCCCGCCTCCGGTAGATCTTTAGAGAGTGTCTGTTGTGTTGATTTATCCAACACACCCATGACAACTGGTTGTTGACCATCTTCACCATCTAAGAAAAATCCAAAGACGATTTCTCCACCAGAGAAAGAAGAACTACAACTCATTCCACCACCGCCGCCACCGGCAGTGACTGGGAACATCAGATACGCCCAAGGCAAATCTTCATCTGGTAATTGTTCAAAACTCGCAGTATGGTATCCCATAATGCGAACTTTAACTCTCTGTTTAAATCCAGGCAGATCACCAGCAGATCCCTGGGTTCCGGAGGGCATATTTCCGGTCCAGGTATTTGCTGGGGCGACTTGGCCCATCCACCAGAAGAAACCGTCTCTTCCGACAAAATGTTTTTTAAACAGAGATTCTTCTATCATCAGTCGTCGTATACTAAGCACTCAGGTTCAGATGGGTTCTGATCACAGAACAATTCCAAATAACTGGGATCATGATGATCTCCGGCTTCAATTTCTTTTTTATGGTGTTCTGCATACTCTTCTAGATCATGCAATTCACCTTCGATATGACGACGTTGTTGTGGTGAAATGGTGGGATCGTGAAGAATCTCCTTGTCCGTTTCAATATGCTTTTCGATGCTTTCCATTTTAGTATTTCTCCTTGATACTATTTAAGAGCTTTTTTACCGTAAGAATCTCGGATCAGTGTCATACTAGTGATTGTGTTATCGGAACTGATTTGATGACATAGACTCGCAATAACAAAATGTCCACTGATATCATCATTTATCACATCACCAGTTTCACTAACGTCAGGGAATTCACAATAAACTGTTTCTCCAGCTCTTAGAGCGAAATCCCCAGGAACGGTTATTGATAGTTGGTATGTAAACATTTGATTATATCTCATCACCGATTGAACGGTGTTCTTATCCATTTCATCATTACTTTTTTCTGGTTCTGCTTTCCAAGATTCTAGTTGTTGTGATGCAGTTGCGCCTGTTGGAAGAGCACCATTATCTTTTACTCTCCACAACAATCTAGTTGGTCCTGCCCTGAATTCTTCAGGAACATAATCAACATTTTCTTTACCACCAGTTTTTACCTTATCAAACTGTTTCTCATCAATTTTGTATTCTTGAATTTCAAACTTGAAATTCCATGGATCAAAAAATAAAGTTCTGTTTGTATAAGTTCCAAGTTGTAAGTTGGACTGTAAATCGATGGTATTGTCCACATTATAACTCAAAATGTTGCCCTTTTCATCAGCGTCCTCAAAATTAGATCCTCTATATTTGAATCTCTTGACTTCTTTCTTATCACCACTTGATGGTTTTAGATCACTCAAAAGACCGTCAATTGACTTGAATTGAAACCCGTCTTGGGTCTCGAAAAAGAAAAATCCGGAAGATGCGCCTGGTGATGCGTCAGCAGGAATAGACTTGTTAGCTAACCAGGTAAGAATGTGAAAGGGTTTTCTATCATTACCAATAAATTCATAACTCTGTTGAGTCTCTTCAATATCCTCTGTTCTAAAGTTCTGAGTTTTTAAAACATTTTTCAAAATCTCTGTTACATGTTCAGAGATTTTCTTAGGTCTCTTATACCGTTTTACAACTCTAGTTTGTTCATTCGCCAAAAATTCTTTTGTACAAAAATTTAATGCATATGTCAATCTTTTCGTACTACCTATGACATTACTAACTCTGTTGACATATAATTTCTTTTCACCCTTAAACGATATAACATTTCCCGCCTTATCTTCAGCTTCAAATTCCACGGCTTCACCACCACGAAGAGGCAGTCCGTCCACTATATTTCTCAATTTACCATCTTTTCCTTCAATAGAAAATCCAGTCTCAACCAGAACACAAGACGCAGTAATATGATTGGATAATATATTTTCATAATATGAAAATACTGGCGTTCCTTCCTTTACATCAACTTCCTGACCACTCTTAACATTAGTGAGCGTAAATGTGGTTATTGTTGAATTTTCTGGTTGTTGTTGCGTTGCCATTTATCCCTGCCTGTAGAGGAAGACCTGTAATTCGGTTTTTAACATAGCCTCCGATATATGTAGTCTAGAAATGTTGGAGGAGAATCCACCGCCACCACTTCTACGTTGACCTTTAGATCCACCCATAGAGACAACGGGGAAGACATTAGATGTGTCACCACTTCCTCCTCCGCCACCACCTGAACCAGAACCCGACATTGGCGAATCATATGGCGCCGAATGTGATATACCACCAGCATCAGCACCACCAGATCTTTCAATTGGAGGCGCTGGAGGAGTTAGGTCAGAACCAGTATTATCACCTGGTCTAGGAGCATCGGAAATACTAGGTTTCAGATCTGGGTTGCCAGCAGTATTGAAATAGTGATTCTTAAACTTAGTTACATTCACATTCTGAGAGGAATCTTTTTTTGCAGAACCAGTTCTAAATCCTGTAGCGGCCATCAGTTTAGTAATTTCTCCGTCCGAAACACCAGCCGATTTAAGTTGTTGTTTTAGTTTCTCGGGATCACTTGCAAGTTCTATCGCCTTATGTGCCTGTTCCATTTGAGATGCAGATCTCTGAGCATTGATAGATCCATCTCTAACTGGTTGATATTGATTTTTACCCATGATAACACCCGTGATGGTTTTATCCTTAGCAAGGAAAGTTCCTGTAGTTGCCTTTCCGGACTGAATCAATCCAGCACGATTCATTACACTTCTGGCTACGAGAGCCATACCAAGTAAACCTTCTCCTCCAGCCTCAGCGTATACCAATCTCTTAAACAGGTCAAGTTCACTACCTTTGGCAGCAGATGCGCTTAAGGTTGGGACCAAAGATGCCTGCGGTTGAACTGATTTTGGTTCTGGTGTCGTTGAAGGTTTGGGTTTGGATTCGGGTTCAGGTTTAACAGGAGTGGGAGATTTTTTACCAACTCTTTCAGCGAACTCTGGATCTTCTTCCAGTTTCTTCTCCATCTTTTCATTAAGTTTCTTTATATCAGCATCAGTGCCTGCAGGTTTGGGTTCTGCAAGAGGTTTTTCACCTGCCATCATTGGAAGACCAAAGGCATCGGAGATCTTGTCACCAAGTATTCTACCAAAACCACCGGCAGCCATATCTGCACCCATATATGCAGCGTAGATCGCTGTTGCAAGAACACCAGATGCACCACCAGTAAATGGTGCGGCAACACCAAGAGCACTCATTAATGCTGTAAATCCGGCATCAATACCAATACCGGTTATCATACGAATTAAAGCACGTCTCCAATCAACACCGCCAATAAGATCCATTCCGAATCCAAGGGCGTCTCCAATGAAGGGGAGATACTTACCAAGTTTTTTTACAACAGGTTGTGCTTTCTTAGCAAAATTACCAAGAACACCTTTTTGTTTAGTTAACCACTCAAGAACAGAACTAAGTTTTGGAGAATTCTTTTTTGCCCAGTCTGATAGTCCAGTTGTGACCCTTTTATATTGATCGGTTACAAACCTACCGAATCTTGAACCTTGTTCTAAAACAAACTCAGTACCCTGTTCTAATTTCTTGACAACCTTTCTACCACCTTCAAGAATTCCTTCACCAAAACCTCTAGCTCTATCTAAGAAGGATGGACCACCGGTAACTCTAGGTCTACGACGGAATGGTTCCCCCAGTCTATCAAGGAATCCACCAAATCCCGTTCTTCTACCGCCACTTGTAGTTACCTGACTAGAACCCCCTGGTGTAAATAACTCTCGTACTCTGTCAGTTACTCCCTGAAATCCTGTTCTTCTGCCACCGGATTGTGTTACTCCAGGTTTAGGTCGGAATGGTTCTCCCATTCTATCAAGGACTCCACGAAATCCTGTTCTTCTGCCACCACTTTCGGTAATACCACGGAAACCACGACCCCTAGGAGAGTCGGGAGTGTTTGGACCCCTATTACGACCTCCTCCCCTATTACGACCTCCTCCACGATTTCTTCCACCTCCTCGGCCGCCAAGGGCATTGAAAAGTTCCATTGCCACCATAGCGGCAAAGAGAGCATCAATGATAGGAATTTTCTTGTCGATTTCATTGAGTTGTTGTAGTACTGTGTCTTTCTCATCAGTATCAACGCCTAAACCTTTTGCAATTAGTTTTATACCTTCAACCTTGACAAATTTAATTGCGTCAAGAATTGGCATCAGGATTGGACCTAATGCCGCACTAACTTGTTCAAAAGATTCTTTTAACTGTTTGAAAACTTCTTTGAATTCTAAAATTGTGTTTAGAACCCATCCAAGAAAAACAAGTCCTATACCACCAAGTATGGAATCAAATATTCCCTTGGTTCTTTTTTTAACCGCACCAAGAGGACCAGAGTCTTTCTTTCTCCTCTCAGCTTTACTTTCCTTCTTCTTTCTATCTCTCAGTTCTTGTTCGTCTTGATTCTTCTGTCTTCTAGAATTTACAAATCTACTTCTTCTACCAAGTAATCTTTCAATTTTGACAACTTTCTTTCTGAGACGAATTAACTTGGCTCGTGTAGTTTCATTTTTTGATTTACCTTCGGGAACACTTTCACCGGGTTTTAAATCTTCTGGAATAAAGGAAACAATATTAGAAGTTGGTAATAATTTTTGTGATGGAGAGGGAGACTCAACAGCGTCTTGAGATTCTTTTTCAACTAATTTGTTTAGAGGAACTGGCTTATCAGCCTTCTTCTTTGAAAGCATACTAGAACCAGCTTTGAGAAGTAATGGTAACATCTATCTTACCCCACGACTCCGTAAATTGCTTTACATGCTATAATACTAATGTTGGAACCATCAACAGAGGAAACATTAGGAGAGTCATTACCTTGTGCAGGTATTTCCTGTTGTCCCCCCTCACCAACAACAGAAACAGATTGTCCTCCACCTTGACTTGATTGATTAGAAGAACTGGGAGAGGATGACATCAACGTATTGGCTGATGGAGCAGCAGGAGAACCAGTTTCTGGTGGAATAAAGTCGCCACCAGATGGAGCTCCCGCAGCCTCTGGTATTTCAAGAGCATTAGGATCTCCCATAAACTTCTTCATTTTTTGACGAAGTTTGTCTCCACCACTTCCAGGAGTATCTGTTTCTTTTAATTGTAACCAGTCCCAACGTTCACCATTTCCACCCCACATCACTGGACCATAATTATCATGCATCACTTTACCATCTTTGTTTGACCCAGCCTCGGCATGAGTCATCACATTTTTAATACTAACGTCACCAGGTTTCCATCCCCAACCTAAAGCGATCTTTGCCGCTTCTTTCATCATACTGTCAATCTGAATATCCTTTGGTGGATAAGTCTTCCATGGAACTCCACCCATAGAAGCAACAGACAATCCTACATTATTGGTGTTTCTACCGTAGGTATGTCCTGTACGAACATCATAATCGCCACCAGTGTGTTTATAAATTGAACCATCGCCTTGTATGGTGCTATGATATGGACCAGATCTATGATTATAACCACCCGCAGTCCAGTGGAGATATATCTGTCTGTTTTTATTTCCTACCTGACCACCGTCTTGATATCCTTGTATTCCACCACGAACCTTTGGTTTGTTAGCATTTGGTCCAACATTGAAAGCGAGTGGATCAACACCAATCGTGTTCATCATTCTTTCTCTCGCACCAACTTGAAGAACCGTCTCTCCCGGTGTGAGCATGGCAGGAACAGTATCCGTTCCCATTGGAGCTGGAATCATTCTCGCATCAGGAACAACCCCACCAACATTTAACTTTAATGTTGGGAATTTTGCAGTCGAAGAATCAAAACCGCGTTCACCTTCCCTCCTTCCAACCCTATCGCGTAAGGTTGAGAAGTAGTCATTAAATCTCTCTTCTATGGTAGCACCTTGAACACGGAAAGTTCCAGTCTTGGTCCTTGTTTGCCCGTCTTTTTGATATAAGATATTACCATCATTAGCAGCGACAACTTCATAACCTGCTTCAGTTGCTCTTTCATAAGGAGTTTTACTTACCGGTGCAGGTGCAGGTGTTTCTACAGGTGCTGGTGATTCTGTTTGTGCTGGTTTAGGTGTTTCCGGTGTTATTTTTTCTGGCGTTTCTGATTCAGTAGTTGTCACTGGATCTCTTGATCCCAGAGCATCACCAATGGTTCCTTCGTCTCCAGCATCACTTGTTAGTCCAGGTGGAGCCTTTTGGTTGGCCTCCATAATTTTTTGGACACCAATAACACCACCAACAGCGAGAAGAGCACCTCCAGCTGCAAGAGGATTTCTAGCTGCTAATCGCAATATAGCACCACCTAATGCCGCAACTAATTTTATTGCGCCTTTCAATATAACAGCACCAAGTTTTATAAGAATACCTAAGAATGGTTTTGCCTGTAAGAAAACATACAGAGCAAATAATTTACCCATGTTTCTCTGTAGAAACTCAGCAACTGCTGTTACGTCTTCTTTATTCTTCGGATCTTTTAACCAGTCTAAAAGAGTATTGAGAGTCCATCCAACTATGACAAGTTTTACACCGTCAATAATTTTTTTCAGAATATTTACAGCAGGTGCTAAAACTGCAGTACTAGTTTTCTTTATAAATTTCTTAAATCCTTCAAGTTTATCTTCAGACTTTTGTCTTTTCTCAAGTTCTCGTTCATCATCTAATTTAGATTTTGCCTTTCTATCTTTCTTGAAAGACTCTTTTAAGATTGAAAATATATTATCTAAACTACCAAAAATAGAATTGAAGATACTGTCTTCAGATTCTCTCTCTTTTTTCTCTTTCCTTTCTTCTGATGGTGAGATTTCTGACGTTTTTCCAGCAGGAAGAAGTTTAGAGGGATCTACTACTTTACTTGGCCCTGATGGCTCTTTTTGAATCTCAACCTTTACTTTTTTATTTTTTATCTTAAATCTACCAGTTTTAGATCTAACTCTCTTTCTTTCGTTTGCAAGGACGGCTAACTCTTCATCAGGTAATTTGTTATCGCCAAAAGAACCCTTTGCTATTGCCTCTCTGAGGAGAGTCATATAGGTATCATAATCAATATCAAAAACATCCTCCAATCCAAGAAGACGCAAGATTCTTTCGTCAATATTTTCGTCAGATATCGACTGTTGATTCTTCTCAGTGTCGGGTTCGTATTTAACGATAGCCGCCATTAGATTGCTGCTGTTGTTTTAACTTTTCATCATCTAAGTGCGCCTTCAAAAGAGATATGTAAACATCTCTTTCCCATGGTATCATGTTTTCAATCTCTGTTAATGAGTATTTATGGTACTGCATCAGAGCGAAATTTATCTTGAAATAAGATTCAAGATCCATGTGTGAAAGCGCTAGCCGAAAAAACTAGAGAGTCCTTCCAGAACAACGGTGCTTTCAACGTTTGTATTCGGATTGGTAATCGTAACTTCATGAGAAAGTTTAGGCATGGTCGTAAAGAATTTCTCAATCTGTTTGAACTGAGATGAATTCATAGACTCCATGAAGTCCATAAGTTCTTTCTTAGTACAATCAGATGCAGCCCAAGACTCCTCTTCATTGTAAACAATATCAATACAGGATGATAACAATTCAAATGTTTGTTCTACATTTGCTTCATCACTAAAATCAAAGTTAGTTTTGATGAATTGTTCCAAAGATGGATACTTCATCTGCATTTTCAATCCCGAACCCAAATCAATCTCATTGACATGTTCAGGATCTCTCTTGATTTCAATCTCGTCAAGGAAAATACCAACATCAACAGTAGATCTGCCATCATCAGGACATACCAACCTAACATCCACTTTCTCACCAACAGATTTTCCTCGGATATGAAGGAAAATATATTCGATGTCAAATGTTGGAAGATTGTCTACTTTTACCCCTCTAGTCTTAATGCAATTCTTCAGTACATTTTTGACTGCAGTGGTGATGTCTTTTTGATTTTCGGTTTCCATTGCCAACATCAGAACCTTTTCTTCTTTTACTAAGAAAGGTCGATACTCAATCTTTTTTCCGGTAGAAGGCAAATCAAGAGAATAATATGGAGTTTCAATTTTTGGTAAAGGCATAATGTCCTATAACGTTTTTTCAGTGTGATTATTTATAGTTATCTTAGGAAGTCTGCTAAATCCTCCCCGGCAGGAGAAATAGTTTCAACTGCTCTACTCAATATTGAATTAGGATCTCCGAAAGATCCCAATCCCTGACTCGATGCTGTTTCATCTAAGGTTGTTTGAACTCTTGCGGGTTTATCAACCACATATCTGTCATATGTAAAAGAACAAGTGCATTGTAACAAGGACGCTGCTCCATAAGAAACTTCCATCGATGATATATTGGTAGGAAAAGCATTGATAAAAGTATATGTAATCATATCATTCCTATCCACATCTTTATTAAACTTGGTAAGATAAATGGAGTGTTTATAATTATCCGGATAATTAAATTCATAAAAAGCGTTTTTCGCTGCACCATTTTCAAGTTGACCTTGAGGATTACTACTAGAAATGTAGTCCATCCATGCCTCTAAGAATTGAATCTGTCTGTACTCAGAGTCAACATAAAAAGTGAAACTAGCATCATCAAATGTTCTTCTATATGCGTTTTTCTGAGTTACACCATAATAATGTGCGGCATTTTCAGTAGTCGCAAAAAACGATCCAGGTAATTGAGCACTAGTCGCCATAATACCAGACTGTTCCAACTGGAATCCAACGTCTAGTCCTCTCTGCACCAAAAAGTCTTTCAAAGAGGTTATAGGTTCACCCTGACCACCACCATCCGAAGGTGTACTAACATTGGCAGAAATACCAAATGTCACCTGATACTGGTTAGTTTGAGCTAACGAACTAAATCTGGATAAAAAATCCTGAGTTCTATACTGTTTGGCTATGCCTGGTTTTGTTCCAGATGTTTGTGCCATGAATAAATATTTAAAGTGCTTTATTCATAATGAGTTATAAAGGAAAGTTTAGACCTTCATACCCTTCAAAATACAAAGGGGATCCCACAAATATTATTTATAGGAGTTTGTGGGAACTTAGGTTCATGAACTGGTGTGATAGAAATGAAAATATAATCGAGTGGGGCAGTGAAGAGTTTTTTATTCCATACGTCTCTCCTCTGGACAATAGAATTCATAGATATTTTCCAGATTTTTACATGAAAGTAAAAGAGAGTAATGGTTCTAATAAATCATATGTGATTGAAGTGAAACCAAAAAAACAAGTCACTGGTCCCAAAAAACAAAAGAGAAAGACAAAAAGATATTTGGCAGAGGTCATGGAATTTGCAAAGAACAAAGCAAAATGGAAAGCCGCAGAAGAATTTTGCGCTGATCGTTTGTGGGAATTTAAAATAGTAACGGAGGACGAACTTGGCATCTAAAACTCTGTTTTCTCAGGTGCATGAAGAATTAGACATGGAAGAGGGTAAATCACCCTTTTTCTATAGACGTGCTATGAGAAGATTAATAACCAGATATAAACAAGATCCAAGTAAAATTATATTAGATGAAAAAAGAGATACTGGCGATGCGGATGAGAACACTCTAAGAGTCATTCCCAAACCAGGTCATATCATGATGTTTGACTACATGCCAGAAAAAGATAAAAACGTAAAGTATTTTGATTCATTCCCACTAGTTTACATAGTTTCTATTTCTGGCGATTCTTTTCTTGGTTCAGATCTTCGTCGAATAGACCCAATGAGGAGACAAAAAGTTATCGATGCGTTGAGTGATGATAGATTGATGTTACCTAGGTCAACCTTGTCTAAATACTTAATAAAAAATGTGAAGGGGTTCTTTTTAGATATCGCCCACGATGAGTGGGAATCGGCCTCTCTCCTACCTCTAGAAAATTTTGTTTCTATCAAAGATGGAAAACAAGAATCGGTGAAAACAACTGATGTTTGGAAAAACACTAGAAGTTCTTTTGGAAAGATGCTGAGGGGTAGAAGAATATACAAATCATATGGCAAAAATGATGAATCTTTCAGAGGCTAAAGATGGCAGAATTTAAATCTGATAAAACTAGATTAAATTTTACATATAAAGAACAAACCAGACGTGGAAGTAGATCCAAGTCTACTTTTTTGGAGGTGCAAACGACTTTCAATGATGAGACCGGAGAAACTGTTGTAACCTCCACAAAGACAGGGAATGTGTTAGCGAGAAAATCTAAAACTGGAGATTTTGAACTGACTCAAGATGGTAAAGATATTCCCAATTTTGAAGGTGCTTTCGCGAATGATCAAAACGTGAAGGCACAGATGAGTAATCTGACACGTCAAGGTATCACAAAAACACTGAAAGAACAAGGAAAGTCAGCAGGGGCAGGAAACGCAGGAAATATAAATTCGGTAGAAGACCTTGGAAATGAAAACCCACCAAAAGAAGAAGCAGATCAACCAGAGGAAAAAGCAGGACCAACACCCACGAACAACTCAGCCACTGCATCAGGTCAATTGGGTGGAGAGGCTTCATATAGAAAGAGTTACGGAAATCTTTACTATCCAGAAGATTTGCCCGACAGTGGAATGGATGTATTGCGATTTGTCATGTATCGACACGTTGCGAATAGCAAATTAAACATCACTGGTGGCTCTGGAGAAGCATCATTATCGTCATTTTTTGACTTAGGTAGAGCAACTGAAAGATTCAGAGGTAAAAAGACTCTTGGATCGGTAATGGTTCCGATTCAAGGATCAATAAACTCAAGTGATAGTGTCAGTTGGGGTCCCAATGAATTGAATGCTTTCCAAGCATATGGTGCAAGTGCTCTGAGTGCCATCATGGGTTCTGGTCTGGATGTTGGTAAACAACTTGGAGCCTCTTTGAATCAATTGGGAAGGGATGTTACAGGAAATTCAGAGGAATTATCACAATCATTAACTTCAGCGATTGCAAGTAGAATCGTGGGTGGAGGTAGAATTTTAACCAGAGCCACTGGTGCTGTTGTCAACCCAAACATGGAATTATTATTCAATGGACCATCACTGAGAAATTTTACTTTTCAAATTAGATTGTCTCCTAGAAATGCCAAGGAGACTCAGATGTGTAAAAAAATCATCAGGTTCTTTAAACAGGGAATGTCGGTAAAAGCGACATCTAAACAACTCTTTTTACAAACTCCCAATGTTTTCCAAATTTCATATGGCAGAAAAGGGACTGAAGTAACTGTTGATAATGTAAATGAGAATCATGAGTTTATGAACTGTTTTAAAATGTGTGCTCTCACCAGTTGCAGTGTTGACTACAATCCGGATGGGTCATTTATGACTCTTCCAGACGGATCTATGACAGCATATAATATAAGTATGACTTTCTCGGAACTGGAGCCTATCTACGATTCCGATTATTCAGCATTAGATAGCGACCAAGACACCATGATAGGATACTAAAATGTCAAACTATTTCCGTTACCTACCAGATTTTGAATATGTCTCTAGATTTGACGATAAGTCAAGTTCAGACTTTGTGTTGTCTAAGAATATCTTCCGAAAAGTGAGACTTAGAGAAGACGTTGCAGGCAACATGTTCTTCTTTGACAAATATATCGTCAAAGGAGACAGTAGACCAGACAACGTTGCAGAAGAACTATATGATGATCCAGCATTAGATTGGATTATTTTGACTTGCAATAACATCATCAATGTCAGAGATGAATGGCCAATGAGTCAAAGAATGTTTAATTCATACCTTGAACAAAAATATGGATCTATGACAAATGCAGAAAAGGTTAAACACTACAAAACGACTCAAATTGTAGATGGTATCGGTCGAGTTGTTTTACCTGCTGGTAAGATTGTCGATAAAGACTTTACTTTTACATATTATGACTCTGGAAGAGAAACTGAGACCATAGCCACAAATATCACTACAGAAGTAACTTTCAAAGACTTTGAAGAACAAGAGAATGACGCAAAAAGAGAAATAAACGTCATTAGACCCATTCATGTTCAGACTTTCATCGATGATCTAAAATCGACCATGGAGTATAAAAGAGGTGGCACTCAATACATGAGTCCGACACTTAAACGAGGATCTAATATAAACAACAATATCCTATAAAAAAACCTGGCCACTGAAAAATGGCCAGGAATTTTTTTAGCGCTTTTTTTGAATTAAAAAGCGAAATTGACTCAGGACTCCGCCAGTTTTTGGAAGTAACTCAGAGCATCATCCTCATCTTCAGTTGGTGAGGGGATGGTCGGTTCTTCAGCAACCACTTCAGGTGCCTTGGATTCAAAGGTAGGAGTGAAAGATCCACGACCTTCGCTCTCGTCTTCCAAACTCTCGTCCATGCGGGGAGTTGAGACCTTCTTCATACCAAGAACCATGTCAAGACGCTTCTTGAGATCCTCATAGGACTTGAACTTATCACGAGCAGTGATCTCGGTCAGAGAATATTGCTTCTTCCAGATACTTTCCAAAGCATCATCGTCGGGAAGAAGAGGTTCAACAGGACCAAACTCGGAGGAGTCATAGTTCCAGTAACCAGCGACCTTCTTGATCTTCAGTTTGAAGTTAGCACCCTGCCAGAAATCAAAGGGATTGATAGCAGTCTCGTCTTCAAACTCAGGTTGCATTGCTTCCATGATCTTATCAAAGATCTTCTTACCAAACTTATAGAGGAAGACTTGACCTTCGTTCTGAGGATTGGTGGGATCCTTCACAACGTAGATGTTGGCGTAGTAAGACAGTTTACGCTTCTGTTTACGAACGGTATCTTTGTCTGCATCGATACCACTGTTCCACAGTTCGCGGTTATATTCAGACACAGGATCTTTCTCATTCAGGGTGGTGAGAGAGTTCTCAATGTACCAACCACCAGGACCTTGGAAGGCATGAGTCCAGATCTTTGCCCAAGGAATGTCTTCACCCTCAGGAGCAGGCAGGAAACGGATGACTGCATAACCGTTGCCAGTCTTATCCATTTCAGGTTTCCAAATGCGATCATCGACATTGGAATTAGTATTCAGTTTTTCTACTTCCTTGACCAGTTTAGATGTCAGGGAACCAAGTTTGGATTGCTTTTTAAGATCAGAAAAAGACATTCGTATTCTCCGTATTGTTTGTATTGTGTGGATTGATTGTATTTTAACAAGGTCAACTCGTGGAGTCAACCTCTTTTCGCATACTGGTAAGCATCTTTGAAAGATTAGCAAATAATACTGCAACGTCGGTTCCTTTAGGGATACCCATCACTTCACATTGATCAATGATTTGTTGCTTCATTTTTATAGCATCAGGATCATCTGATAGAGACATTCTTGTGTAAAGAATCCTCTGTTTATCTAGGAGAGTTTCAAGCATACCAATGTGCTCAAGTTTTTCTACCTTAGACATTGATGGAAATCTCATGACACTTTGGTAGATCTCCTCCTGAAGTCTTTGGACCTCAGCCATCTCTGATCTAACTAAGTCGGAATTGAAAAAACTCATTCGCCTAATACTTTTTGCTTAAGAACCTTTTTATAACGAAATACATCAATATTTAGAAATGGTTCATATTTCTTCATCTTCATACTTACGGATTCCCACACCGGATCCGTCAGTTTATTGTCAAATTGTTTACGATATCCAAGAATCTTATCCAGAATTATCATAGTTTCGATTGACACGTCACCACCCAAATATTTCTTGAGTACAGTTGGATGGCCACTCTTACTTGTAAAAACCGAATCAATATCCTGATCTACAAGAATACTATCAACTTCCTCCCCAAAGATGTAGGAAAGAGACTGAGTTCTTTTCTTCCATGCTGTGTATCTACCTTCACCTTGACTTATCATTTCTCCTATCCAAAGCTTACTTGGATCAGTGCAGGTGATAAAGTTAGATACAAAGAAATCTACTACTTCTTTGTCAGATTTTGACCGTGATAGTTTCTCAAACCAATATCGGTCTTTGCGTTTATAGAAAGATTGTACAGTTGCTCTCGTCTTACCATTGTATTTGTGGTAATCATACTTGTCCTTTGTAAAATGATTCTTCAAGGACAAATAACATTTATAAGCATCAAAGGGCATCATTACAAAAGGATAAAATTTAGAGAGGAAGTTTGGCGTAACTTGTCTTCTTCAGAAAGTTGAGTTCGATCGCCTCACCCTTCAGTTTTTCTTTGAGGGGTTTTGAAATCAGTTTAGATACTGATTCTACATCGATACTATTTTGTTCACAGAAATGTACGATTGCATCGATGTAATTCATCTCTTTGTTGTCATGAACAAGAGTCTCAATCGCACTAGAAAATCTAGATTGGCACATAAATTTTTCTTCTAAAACTTCTTTAAGTTTTGGCATTAGATTCTAATTTGAAGGTTACGAACTCCTTGATGTATCTAACCAGGAGTTTAATATAGTCCCCTTTGTTCCTTTTGTCAAAGACATGATATTCACCATCAGGAGTGACCATGATGGTGATCAGTTTTTCAACAGGGATGCCCGTCATCTCATAGTACATACATGCGTATGCAACTTCCTGAACAAAGTAGTTCTCCAACCAACTTTCGGGCTTGATCTTGGTTGAGGTTTTAAAGTCTATAACTGCGAGTTCTCCCTCGTATTCAGCAATACAATCAACTCGCCCAGCAAGTCCGAAGTATTCTGAGTAGAGAGTTCTCTCTATGGCGTGTATATTATTTATATTGTTTAACACACCCTTTACAGAATTAAACATAAAAGGAGATGCGGGCGCGTAGTTCTCCGTTAGAATCTTTTTGTTTTCAAGATAGTCTTGACAGATTTGGTGAAAATCTGTGCCTCTTGCGGTTGCTTTTCTTGTAATTTTATTTGCCTCTTCCTCACCAACTCTCTTTCTCCAATCAATAAACGTTTGTCGATTGTAGAAGGACGTTACAGAAGTAATAGAGGGAACCCATTGCCCATCAGGAAGATGGTAGAAACGGGTTCCCTCTATTTCTTTCTTTTCTAGTTCAACGTCACCGAGGTAATTATGATGAACAAATTGCATTAAACAAGACCAAGATAATTTTTCGCTAAGATGTACTCTTTAACCAATCCTGAACGAACAATGTCATCGACTCCAAATTCTACCAAGGAGAATGAAGGCATTTTGTTTAGAATACTAATGAAAGTATGCAGACCTTCTCTCTCAGAATTCTTTGTCAAGTCACTCTGAACACCATCGCCACAGAAAATAATTTTAGAATTCTCACCAACTCTTGTAATTATACTATCAAGTTCATGGAAATTCAAGTTTTGGCATTCATCGACAATGATGATCGCATCGTCCAGAGTAGTTCCTCTAATGAAAGAGGTGCTCCAAAAACCAATGGTCTCTTGTGTTTTTAGATTCCCGTACAGCATCTCAAAGTCAGCGTCAGTAGGCATCTCAAACATATACTTCACCATATTCTTATAAGGAATCTGGTAAAGAGAGGACTTGTCTTCATGATCACCAGGGAGGAAACCAATCTCTCTGGTAGAAACTAAAGACCTGACGATGTAAATCTTCTTGTATGGGGAATCATCCCTCAGAACATCATGTAATGCTTTGTATAAAGCAATGAACGTCTTTCCGGTTCCCGCACATCCATAAGCAAAAAGGTGTTTGTTCTTATCATATTCCTCAAAGAATTTCTTTTGATTTTCTGTGAGTGGTTCAATATCAACCAAAAAATCATTGTTGATTGGTTTCTTCCGACGCATTTGTTTTGCCGTAAGTCCAACCCCAATGGGATCCGAAGACGATCTTTTTCTAGGCATAGACGTTCTCTAGTTGTTGGGTTTGATACGTGCTCCAGGAGCGGTTGCTGCCTTGCGAAGGACATCATTCCACCCCGGATGACTCTTGTTCAATTTATCTTTCCATTCACCAACCTCACCTACACCAGGCATGGTTGATGGATCTGAATAATCCCGAGTCCAATCTGGATTATCTTCTCTCCACTGGTCCCATTCATGAACACTCATTTTCACTTCTTTTTGTTCACCGGTTTCTGTATTGATAACGGGGTAAGTAGCCATATTGTAAAATATTGTGTACGTTTATTTATCAGATCCACTCCATCGCTTCAGCGACGGCAGGGAACTGTTCACAGAAGACTTCCTTAGCAGACAGTGCAATGTCCATGTGTTCCTTCTGAGTACCGTTGGCAGACCGCAGATCGATATAATGGATCCATGATCTTACAGAACCGGTCATGTAAATTTTAGTTGGCGTGGCCAATGGCAGTACAAAACGAGCACATTCCTTTGCAATCGATGCATCAAGCATCTCTTTGTAGAGTTTCATTCCCTCATCAAAGTGTTTCTTCATTTTGATCTGAAACTCTTGACGGACAAACGGGTCAATATCATCAATAGAGTTCTGACGATTCTTGGTGTCTTGACGCCGTAGTTCAGGTAGAGGGATCTCCTCCGCGAGTAGGGAAGAATCAGCATAACGTTGTGAAAATTCTTGATATGTAAATGAGCGATGGCGGAGCACTTGAGCCGCTATACCCCTGGTAGTATTCAACTCCAAGGTCATGTATGCCTGTTCAAAGATACTCCAGTGCTGATGTTTCACACAATACCTCAACAGACCAGAGAACTTTTCGTTTTCCTGGTTGTTAGGATTACTTACACGGGCACAGTAGGCCATGTGTTTCTCAGCATCAGGAGTGACACTAATTAATTTTACCGAATTACTCATTTGCATAGTATGCTTGATAATATTTGACGATTCCGTTTGTGTTTACATTACCCTGTGAAACCCAATCATGAACACAGCTGTAAATACTTTCGTTTGAATACTTTGGAGAACTATCTTCATTGAGTTCTGATCCAAACCTTTTGAGGAGGACTGACAAAGCAGACTGTCTCAGTTTCATCTTCTGATCACTATATCGCCAGTCAGTCGGGGTATCCATCATCATCTCCTTCAGTGAAGACTTCATCATAATTACTGTCAGGTGTGTAAACAGGTTGTGAATATGCTTCAACATCTGAATACACTTCAGACTTGAGACATTCTACCAAAGACTCCATGTTTCTGATGATCAGCTTGAGCTTTTCTTTGTCCATTCTTTTGTACCTCCACAAAGGTAATTATATACAAAAAAAGAGGGTCTGTCAAGACCCTCAGAAAAGTAAGTTTGTGTGATCACTTAGTGTAAGTCTTACCGCGATAGCAGAATGTGCCATGGGTTTCCTTACTCTGTACACAACGAGTATCATACTCAACGCCACGATATGCGGTGTGAGAGATCTGAGCGTCGTGAAGTGCAGCAGCTTTGTTAATCTGCTTTTTGATTAGATTAAGTGTGTTCATAATTTTACTCCTGAAATACTAGGGATTTACGCCCCGTTCCTTCAGTCGTTTGCGTCCCAATAATAATCACATTCTGGTACAGTTTCCTTTACGGTCTCTACCAGTTCTAAAACCACTTTTGAAGATAGGTCTGATTTGTTTGCTCTGATCTTGAAGATCAAAGCATCCGCATCAGCACACATCATACTAGAGGATAGAAGAAATTCAAACATGGGATGAACGCTCCGTTCCGCGACTTACTTGCGTCCCATAAGGGATGAACGACAGGTCTATTATAGACCTCATGCAGTATTTATGCAAGTTCTAGTGTATCGCATGTTACAAAAACATACCTTTCTGACTCATGTAGTTCATGGTTTCTTTCAAGGTGCCCCTGAACATGCCAATAGAGATCATAGGATACTCTACTTCATCACCAAACTCGTCAATGAATTGTTTATTAGTGAAATGTTTATCAAGTTCATACACAACCACTTCGTCGAGATGAACCGACTTCAATAAAGAAGACGCTCTCTCACACTCTTGACTACCGTTAGAATAAATTGATACCTGTGTCATTATTCCTCCTTGTATACGATTGATATTTTTCTTTTTTCTACACCTTTATGATCAACTAAAAGAGAACGCTGAACCTCCGCATTCAAAAGTTCAGCGATCTTTTCCACTAAGTTATTTGCAATATTCAGTTTAGTCACGTTGTCGCCAGTCATCAGGTTTATCGCGTTGGAACCAGTCTACAATTTCATCAGCACCATCAAACCCCGTCTTATGGTTGGATGGGTCGGGGTCTCCTAGTCCCATCCTATTCATAAAATCATCTATACTGCCTTCTTGGATGTCTTGAGAGGCTTGTCGTCTTGCTTTACGCAACCATTCACGGGCAGTAGTGTTTGCTTTGGACAATTTTTCTGCCCAAATCATATCATCTAACTGTACCTCCTCTTTGTTTGCGATCTTTTTGCAGATGAACTCCAGTCGGAGTCGGTACTGGGTAGATAGCATTTTACTTCTCTAAGAATTTGGATTCTAAGTCTGAAACTCTGTGGTACTCACCGAGTGAGGCATTCATGCGTTCACTGAGAATACTCATGATGTCTCTATAAATCAGATCGACCTCAACATAGTCGTCAAAGTATTGACCTAATGCTTCGGACAGATACCTTTTACGGTGCCACTCTTGTGAGTATGGTTTGTAGTCCATGATAAAAATGATTCGTAGTATTTAGTCATCAGATAGTAGTTTATCGATGTATGTTTCTTCTCCATCAATTTGATGTAGAGCAAACAAATTAGACCTCTGATACTTTTTAATTTTTTTATATCTCTTCATGAGTTTGTCGAGTTCATCCAAATTAATTTTGGCGTTAACACTCTTCTTACTGGAAGAATCAAATCCTTCAGTCATCGTTCTTTCTTTTTCTTGTTATCTGGGGCAACGTAGTCCCATGTCTTGGGATTTCTGGTGCCTTCTGTTTGTTTGAATGTCATGAAATCATATCTGTAATGATCCCAATAGTGATCAAAGAGATCAACCTGTTTGTTTGCCATAGCGATGTCATAACAAACTCGACCATCCAACTTGTATGTTACTAAAAATGCTGAGGTAGGGAGACCCTTGTCCTCAGCGAGTTGTGGATCGCAATCCTCATGAATAATTGCGATCTTTCCTTTTTTAATCAAGAACGACCTCCCCATTGAATGTCCGGAAACGCAGTCTCCACAACTGAACGAGTCAGTTTGTACTTCTCCTGAAGTTTCTTGTCCTTCACAAGACAAAGAATTTCTGCTTCATCCGGATGAAGAGTCTCCAGGATCTGAACAAACATAGTCTCTCTTCGGATGTTGTTAAGACCATCATTACCACCTTTCACAAAGTTGTAAAGATGTTTAAATTCTCTTCGGAGAGACGTGTGTTCTGTTCCTGCAGGGGCATCATTCTCCTTGTAGGGAGGAGTGCCTTCAGGAAGGATAGAGAGAACCGTGTCATCAAAGTTCCAGATAAGGATTGACACCAGAGCATCATTACGATACTCCTTTAGAACCTCAACCTTTTTTGCATTACTGCGTGCTTTAGAAACTCTTTCCAGAATCTCAGATTGAAACGCATTTGTGGGCAGTTTAGCTTGTTTAGTCTTCGTCGTCATGTTCTTCAAAATCGTTTTCAAATCTAACAGCAAGAATCTCATCTGGGAGAACATTGCCGTTCGCATCTAGAAATTCTGGATGCAGTTGTTGTTGGATGTTACTGTACTCCAACGCCATCAGTTGTTCTTTTACAATCCAACCAATAATAACACCTACCATCAACGCAAGGAAGCAAAGGATACCACTAAAGGTAAGGGTTGCTGCTAACATGGTGCTACTCCTATAATACTATTGGATTTTTCTCTTTATGTCAATAGAAAATCCAAATTTTACCGTTACATGCCTACGAAAGGCTGCAATTGACCTATCAAAACCCACTTGAAATGTTGGTTTTGGTTCTGGTTTCCTCCTTCTTAATAAAAGTTCAACACCTTTATTTATTTCAAGATCAGACAAGTTTTTTCTCCCTCAAAAACTTAATTGTTTCGGTGCAACCACCAATATTGCCGGTCTCACACACAACTTGTGGGAAGGTAGAACCGTTACCAAATTTTTGATAGAACTCGGATCGGGTGTAGTCACGATCCAATTTGTAAATTACATGTTTGCACTCGGCGAGTTGCAAGACCTGTGCAATCTTGGTGCAGTAAGGACAACCATCCTTAGAATAAACGATAAATGTCATACAACGTAGATGAATGAAGTGGCAGCGTATTTGGGACTAGTGATAGGGATGTTTCCCTTGTGTTCGTACATATAATTGCAGGGGAACATAAGAGATCGGCCTTTCTTTGGTTTTACCTTCACGTCCAGGAAGGGAAACTCAGTCTCTCCTCCAGATTCTACATCATTTAGATATAAAATCCAAGCGAAAATACGAGATCCGATTTCAGGTTCGCCCTGTGACAAAGAGTTGTCAACATGTTGTTTGAAGAATCCCACCCCTTGTTCATAGACACGAAGAGAATAATCTTTTGATTCTAATTGAACAGCATTTGGAAGTATGGGACACTTCTCAAAGTAATTGACCAGATCTTTGGAGATGAGTTCATACATCGTGGCATCAGGAGGACATCCACATGGTAGTTTTAGTTGTTTACACTTTTTCTGAGACGGATCTGGGACATTATCTCCATACTTTACAACCATATCATGTTGCATGTCCTCTGGATTATTGATAAACCATTTAACCAATTGATCACAGTCATCCGCAGTGGCAGACTCATCATTAATAATAATCAAATCTTGTAAATTGGTCATCAATCTCCCGGAATAATTCTGTGGCTGTCTTCATCAAAGTGTTCTGTACTGAATTCAAATAATTCAGTGTCTTCTAAAGCATACATCCTATGTTTTAGTCTAGTTGGTACATGAAATTTATCACCCCTCTCTAAGATCAATGTCTTCGCCAACTCAATGTCATCGTCCCAACCATAATAAAGTTTGACAGCACCAGATTGAATGAAGAATACTTCATCCTTCTGTCTATGGTAGTGCCATGAACACTGTTTCCCCTTTGCAATAAACAAAAGTTTACCACAGTATTTTTCAGAGTTGGCAATCCACTTCTCAAATCCCCATCCCTTTGGAACAAACTTGATTGGATCAGCTGCTCGTGGTGTCGAAGAAATCATTGTCGTTGATACCTTTATCGTCGATGTAATAATCTCCAGCAGGTTTTCCTAGAAACAATTGATGATACTTACATCCCCACAAACTTAATTGTATCTCAGTAAATTCATAGAATTCTTTCGTTGCCAGGTCAACAATATTATTATATCGACCCATCCCTCTGGCAGTGAGATATACGATGATATGTCCCTCATCGTATAGTTTATTTATTTTGTCAATCCTACTCTGGATTGGCATCGCTTGTTCGTATCGCATCTCCTCTGTTGGTCCGGGAGTGCAGATCGTTCCATCAATGTCAACAACGTACCTGGCCAATGTCCTCCTCCTTTAGTATGTAAGACCCCATGCGTTTCACAGACTGTGTAGCCAATTCAACACATGCAGGTATGGTTCGGTAAAAATCTTTTGTGTTGAGATAATAATAACATAGACAGGCAAGAAAAACATCACCAGCTCCCGTCACGTCCCACACATCAACTGGAGGAGCACGGAATATTTTTTCTTTATAGATCGCACCTTTCTTTCCATGAGTGACAATCAATTCATTAGTGTCACTCCAATTCGCATTCTCCCATTCATATTGATTGATCTTCAGAATGGCATTTGGAAACACCGTCAGATCTTTTCTCTTACTATCAACAAAAATGGGACCATCAAATGTCTCACAAATATTTCTTATATTCTCTTCCGAAATTAAACCTTTATTATAATCAGAAATTACAATGGCATCATACTCTTTATCTAAAGTAATCTCTTTTGACTCTACAAAGTATCCAACATCTTGTCTAAGGATCTGTTGATTTGATTTGCTATCAATAAACCTTGTCTTGACTAATTCCTTTGCGTCATTGGTAATAAAATCACAGTCAATCCCAAAGGCTTTCAGATTCAAAAAAACATTATTAGCCATACCATGAATACATTCCTGATGAGTGTGTTGTAAAACAGGTACGGGAGCCTCTGGACTTATGCGATCACATGTTCCATACTCATATATGTCAGTGCATGTCTCACCGATAAGTAAGACCTTGTATTGTTTTTGTGGTGGAGTAATCTCCGATTCTATCAAAAAACCGAACTTCTTTGGCATACTGAGAACCTACAACGTCTTTTCCTTTCCAATCAGATCCAACAACTAATATATCCGGTCTATACGAATCAATTAAAGATTCTAATTCATATCTAGTATCAAAGGTGTGAACGTTGTCCACGCCCCTGATAGATTTCATTTGGTAAACTCTATCTTCCAGGGGGTAAATTGGCCTCATCATACCCTTATCCTGAGAAACTTTTCTATCGGAGTCCAGAGCAACTACTAAAGTATCCCCAAGAGAGGAGGCATACCTCAGTAGTTCAAAGTGACCCCGATGAAGGACATCAAAACACCCATTTACGAAGACTATCATACAGACATCTTATCGTACCAGTAACGGAGAAGATCCATGAGTGTCGTTTCGATGTCATACTCTTCTTTAAATCCAGTCATCTCCACAAGGTTAGTAGAGTCTCCATGCTGATAATGAATTTCATGTGGTCTCCAGAATGGTTCATGAATTTTCTGTTCAACATTAGTCAGACCAGATAGTTCAATGAGTTTATCCGTGAAGAACTGCATCTTTCGTGGAGTATCTCCACAAATATTGAAGACGTGATTAGTCACATCCGGATTGATCATTGCCAGATAATATGCGCGAACTGTGTCACGGACATCCATCACTACACGGGTAGTCTGAAGGTTACCAATCTTCAGAACAGGATCTTGCAGACCCTTCATCATCCTAGCAATTTGATAGGCGTCTGAAGAGATAGAGAAAATTCTACCTCGTCGGGGACCAGTGTGGGAGAAGGCGCGAGTGATGAATCCTTTAATGAATCCATTGTGCATCCTCTCCTGAAGGTACAGATCGGTAGCGGCCTTGGACGCCCCGTAGGGGTTAGCGGGAAATATTGTATCTTCCCAATGAATCTTCCTACCGTCCTGGCCGACGTTGCCATAGACCTCTGACGTGGAACAGAACATAAGTTTGCAATCTGGTTGATGATCTTGAATCACCTGGATCAGATTTGCACTACCGATAACGTTCGTTTCCATCGTCCCGATAGGGTCAATGAAACTAGTTGGAGGATGAGACTGTGCAGCGAGATGAAACACGCCGTCAAATTCATTCTCTTCAAACACTTTCCTAAGAGACCTGTAATTACAAAGGTCAGCATAGAAGAATGTAATAGATTCATATACTTCGTCAGGAATCACATCACGAATATCACTCTCCATACCATTGGTACGACGAATCAATCCATATACTTCATGTCCTTCTTTATGAAGTAGGTTCGCGAGGTGAGGACCGGCAAAACCAGTGATGCCAGTGATTAGGAATTTCATATTACTTGGTAATCAATATTATCGAATAAGAAGAGGTTTCCTCTGTTTACATGATGATTATACCATGCAGAGTCCATGATACAAATACTATTCAAATGTGGTGCATATTTTTTGATAGCAGAAGATAGATGACTCGCTCCACTACTCAATGCAACCATACCAAAAGAGGATGCGATCAAGTCACAGTATTCAAAGATGCTGCTGATCTCAATGATTTCATCAACATCAACTCCATACTGATTGAACTTGCTAGAATTTAAACTCTTTGCAAAAGTCACTCCAGTAAATTTATTGTCTGGATATGACTGCTTGATACTATTAAATTTATCATACAAAGATTTGTGGTCATAATCAATACTGATTGATGACAGATCTACCAAAAAATTGTTCCGAAATCCAGAAACCTTAAATGGTTCGTAGTAAATTTTTGGAAACTTATTTTTTGGTTCAAGTCCATGTAACTGTTCCCAATTAGAAATGCATGTTCCAGCTACGTTTGAGTATTCAATTGTAGGAAGATCCCCTGCATTCCATTCACCATCCTTTACTCCATGGACATAGGGATTGGCTCCCCACACCAAATCATAGATTTCTTGGTTACGAAAAGTAGCACCTCCCCATACATATGTTTTTCTTCCTTTCTGTTTATAAAACTCTTCTGGGAGAGTGGAGAATTGAAGACTGTCTCCAAGTCCCCCATGAAAAGATGCTATGAAAACATCCGAATCACTCATGATGTGCTTTTAAATCTGGGTTTGGTTGAGATGGAACAGTGGGGTTGCGACCCCTATTTTTGATAACAATGAACGCATCCTTATTATATTTACGGGTTCCTTTAATTGGCGCCCACTTGGTTCCAGCACCATCAATCTCATAGACAGATGTGCCACCAATCTCTACGGCAACATCGTCACCATAATCCCATCCCAAAGCCTCCAATGCTAGGGCAAGTTGTCCCAACATTCCACCGGGATACATTACTCGATCTTCCATAACGTTTTCTTCTGGGTCAAGTGAACCATGCATCATTTTTTTCTCTTGATAATTATGCGGTCGTTTTCGTAATCAGCCGAGAATTCTAGAGGTACATCTGGTTCCCAACACAACTCTTCATATAAAGCGTTGAGGGTTGCCATGTCCTCCCATAAATCCGTTGGTTCTTCTTCAAACATAAAAATAGGAGGATTGCTCCCCCTATTGTATATGAAAAAGGTTGTGGTGTCAATTTTGGCCGGGATTTTTTTTCCGACTTTTTTGAAACTCAAACCCGATTTTGATCTGGGTCTTGGTTGTAAAGACCTTCCAGTTTCTCTCTGGATAGATCAACATACATCACTTCATCACCAGGTGCTGGTGCTTCTGGGTGACGTGGTTTAGGGGGTTCGTCCATCATCTTATTGATGTCACGAATGTTAGACCACATCAAAGCAAAGGCTCCTCCCGCAATGAGAGAGAAACAGACACCCCATATGAAAGCGAGATAGTGATTCACAGTGCATTACCTCTAGGAAGAACTTCCTCAGGGAACACAAAGTTTTCATGTGGTTGATCGACTGGTGCCAACCATGCACGGAGACCTTCATTCAAGAGAATGTTCTTGGTATAGAAGGTTTCAAACTCAGGATCTTCTGCTGCTCTGATCTCCTGACTTATAAAATCATAAGCACGTAGATTAAGAGCAAGGCCAATAATCCCGATACTACTGGTCCAAAGACCCATAACAGGAACAAATAACATAAAGAAATGAAGCCACCTCTTGTTGCTAAAGGCGATACCGAATATCTGACTCCAGAATCGGTTTGCGGTGACCATTGAGTAGGTTTCTTCTTCTTGCGTCGAGTCGAATGCTTTGAACGTGTTTGCTTGTTCACCATCTTGATACAACGTGTTCTCTACTGTAACACCGTGGATCGCAGAAAGCAACGCACCACCTAAGATTCCTGCCACTCCCATCATATGGAA